CCCGGTTTCGACAGGGTCGGCGTGTAGGTCGACAGATCGTTGTGTAGGCTGGCTGCCGACAAGTACTCGAGACCGCCGTCTTCCTGCGGAGCCGCCTGCATCTTGTTCGCGCCCTCGGTGCTGCTGTAGCGCTCCATGTAGCTCAAGTTTAGGGGCGGGACCTTGCGATTCGTGAGGCCGATCGTGTTGGTGATCTTGGCCTCGCGGTGGTCCAGGTAGTCGCAAAGCAGGCCCTCGGTCAGACCCATGACGGGACCATTCGAGAACAGGTGCTGCGCCCACGCCTTCTCCTGGTCGACGGCCAGACGGTAGATCGCCAAGGCCTTGTCCTTCAAGTCGGCTGCGATGGTGACGAACTCCGGGTCGTCCTTCGGCAGCGCCTTCAGGATGTGGGTGACCAGCGCCAGATGGACGTTCTCGTCGCGGTTGATGTACTTGACGATGTCACCACTCCCAGGCACCAGGAGCCGCTTCTTGAAGTTGAAGATCGTGGCGAAGAACAGGAAGAAACGCAGGGCCTCCAAAGCGTTGGCTTCAACCAGCGCCAGGTACAGGTTCTCCTTGTTCGGGCTCTTGACCATGCGCTCGTACGCGCTGTCAATCGAGACCGCGCAGTCGGCGATGGCCTGGATGCCGGGGATCGCGTCAACCACCACGGACGGATCCGGGTAGATGGCGCGCAGGATGTGTGTGTAGCTCTCGCTGTGGATGGTCTCGAAATACTGCCATGTCGTGATGCAGTTCTCCAAGCTCGGGTCCGTGCAGTGGACACCGAAGACCGGCACCGGCGCCCGGCCCTGCTCTGTATCCAGCATGATGGCGCGCTGGAGTCCGGCCGTGAAGATGAACTGCTCGGCATCGGTCATGCTATTGAAGGACCGGCGTTCGCCAGCCATAGGAACGACCTCGGGCTCCCAGTTGAAGCTCCGCATCTGCTTGTTCAGCTTGTCGAACACGGGATAGCGCGGCTTGTCGTAGCGGGCAATGCCCTGCCCTTCCGGGCCGAAGAAGAGACGTGAACTCGTCGTATGGAGATGAAGCATGATTGTCCTTGTTCGTCGGTCAGATTTTGCAGGCGCCACCGGCACAGTCGTCTTCCACTTCCTCTTCGATGCCATCCGGGCGACGGATGTTCGAGTAGTAGAGGGTCTTGAAGCCAAGGTTGTAGGCCAGCATGAAGATCGACGCGAAGTTCGACATCAGTACCTTGCCAGACTCGGGGTCACGCTTCATCTTCGACGGATCGAAGCTGGTGTTGGCGCTGATGGCCTGATCGTAGTAGTGCTGCTGGACGGCGATGGTACGGAGGTAGTTCTCCGGACTCACATCCCAGACCAGCTCGTAGCGGTGGTTGTACTTCGCGAACTCTGGGACCACCTGTGGCAGCGTCCCGTCCTTCGAGTCCTTGCTCGTGATCAAGCTCTTCGGCGGCTCACATCCGTTAGTCTCGTTGGCGAGTTGGCTGCTGGTCTCGCTCGGCATACCGGCCATGAGCGTGGCGTTGCGCGTTCCGCCGGCATGGACAGCACGCTTACGCAGCGCATCCCACGGCAGAGTCTTGGGCAGCACGAGCTTCGAGTCGTCCCATGGCATCCAGCCGTCGGCGTACTTCGTACGCTTGCGACACGGGCCTAGCTCCTCGGCCAGCTCGATGCTGGCTTCGATCAGGTAGAAGCTGATGTGCTCGTACAGATCGTTGACATGGACCAGCGTGTCGGCCGCACCCCAGAGCAGGTTGTTCCGGGCCAGCCAGTGCGCGAAACCGATGATGCCGATGCCAAGAGGACGGTAGTCGAGCACTGCGTTCTGCGCCTCTTCAAGCGGGTAGTCCTGATACGACAGGAGCGCGTCCTTGGCGCGCACGGCGTTGCGGCAGATGCGCCGCAGCGTGTCGCGGCCGGCCTGCGTGGTAATGTCGACCTTGCCGAGATTGATGGCGCCAAGCGTGCAGAGGGCGATGCGGCCGACGCTGTGGTCTTCGCTCGACACCGGGGTCGTGGGCAGGGCAATCTCACAACAAAGATTGGTCGATGTGATCGGCTCCAGGAACGGAGTCTGCGCGTTGACCGTGTCGGCAAACATCGGGTAGATGCGGCCTGTCTCGAAGCGCTCTAGCAACGCCTTCTGGGCCATCTCGGCCGCAGGAATCTGGCGCTTGTTCAGGGACGAGCGCTCGAACTTCTCGTACAGGGTCTTGAAACCCGCGAGGTCAGGGCTGTAGAACTTCTCCCACAGGCCAGGGCAGTCCTCGGGCGAGAACAGGGTGATCGACTCGCCTCTGATCCAGCGCTCGAAGAACAGGCCATTGAAGTGTGGCACGTAGTCGAGGGTACGGACACGGGTTTCTTCCGTGCCCTTCTCGTTCTTCAGCTCGATGAGGGACTCCCATTCGAGATGCCAGAATGGGAAGTTGTAGGTGGCGCTGGCGCCGCGGACGCCGCCCTGAGCGCTGGACTTCAGGTCGCCGTTGAACTTCTTGATGAACGGGATCTGGCCAGTCGAGATAGCCTCGCCGCCACGGATCGGTTGACCGACGGCGCGGATGCGGCCGCCGTCGATGCCTAGGCCGGCCTTCTTCGACGCGTAGCGGAGGATGGCTTGGCCAGCGCGTTCGATCGAGTCCAGGCTGTCGCCGGCCGAGACCACAACACACGAGCTGTATTGGCGCTCACGCGTGCGGACGCCGGCCATGACGGGCGTGGGCTCGTTCAGATTGTGGGTACTGATGTCGTCGTAGTAGTCCTTGACCTGCTTCATCCGCGTCTCTTTTGGGTACGAGGAGAAGAGGGTGGCCGCCACCATCAGGTACGGGAACTGGAAGCTCTCGGTCGGCTTGCGGGTCTTGCGGTTCTGGCACAGGTACTTCCTGCGCATCTGCTCGGCGCCCGCGTAGCGGAACAGGTCGTCGCGGCGGTGGTCGATCATGCGGTTCAGCATGTCGATTTCGTCCTCGGAGTAGAGGTCGAGGATGGCCGGGTCGTAGAACTTCTTCTGCACGTTCTTGGCGATGACCATCGACAGGTGCGGCGGGTGGTTCTGCCCGAACGCTTCCTTGCGCACCTTGAACCAGACGAGGCGAGCTGCCACATGGTCGTAGTTAGGATGGTCTTCGTCGATGAGTCCGGCCGTCGCTTCGATCAGCGTGTCGTGGATCTGGCTCGTCTTCATCTTGTCATGGAACTGGAGCTTGGCCGCCAGTTCAATGTCGGCGACCGAGACCCCCAGGATGGGGCCCAGGTTCTCGTCGCCATTGACCGCCCACTCGAGTACGGCATGGATCTTGTTGATGTCGAGGTCCTGGTACGAACCGTCACGCTTCTGCACGCGGTCGGCTTGGGATGCCGGTGCGGCCTTGACTTGTCGCGCCTGCACATCGTCACCTTCGAAGGCGTTGGATGCGGGCTTGATGTTGTCAGTGGTCTTGTCCATGGGATTGGAGTTCCAGGTAGAGTTCATAAGGTGGAACAGCCCTGGACCGGTTATGGTCAGGGCTGTGGGTGGGCATGACGGTAGGATCAGGCGTCGGTCTTCGAGTCCGAGTCCTGATCGAGATCAGGCTCCTGGGCACAACCATCGAAGAGGTAGCGTTCCCACAGCTCGGCACTCTTGCGCACGTACTGGATCAGGGTACGACGCTGACGATGCTGGACCGTCTCGTTGCCGGACTTGAGCCATGTGTGGTACATCGTCTTCTCGATGCTTGGCATAGAGCTCGGGTCGGCTTGGTACTCGGGGTCCAGCCACGGGATGTTGGCACCTATGACCGGGACACCGCAGGCCACGGAGTCGGCCAACACTATGTTGAATGTCTCACTGAGGCTGACCTGCGACACGATGTCCATGTCGGTAAGGAGCCGCATGAACTGGTCATGCTCCTGCCATGGCACTTCCACCAATTCGTGGGGTGCCATACGGTCGAACAGCGACCGCAGAGCAGTGATCAGGCTCTCGCCCTTGTTCTCGATGCGATTGGCGTTGACGTAGAACCGGAGCTTGACACCCATGCGCTTCGCCACGTGGAGGGCGGCCAGGGCTTGGTGCATCGTGTTCTTCAGAGGCCGGATGGCCCCGAAGCAGCCGACATGGAACTCACCGCCAACCTTGAGCTTCGAGTGCCGGATCACCAGCTTCTGGAGCAGTTCTCGTGGTAGAGACAGCTGAACGTTGAAGTCGTAGTAGTTCGGAAGATACAGCGTGGCGCCAGGGCGGCACACGTCTGACTCGCGGACCAGACCGTCGACGGCACGCTTTGCATCCGGGCTATTGAAGGCCACGGTGATGCCGCGCTCCAGGTAGTCGAGTGCCCAGCCGAAAACGTTGCCCTCGTGTGCCAAGAAGTCGGCGTTGGAATGGCAGCGAACGATCCAGCGGATCTTCGGATTGAGAGCCACCAGGACCTTGAACTTCTCTGGCACGACCCAGAAGCCCTCGATCACGACGTGGGTTGGTTTGTAGGCTTCGACTTCCTGGTGGATGAAGTTGTTGTTTTCGGCCTGGACCAGCTTGGCATCGACGCCAAGCTCACGGAGGGCGATCACCATCTGACCGACGGAGACCGACATGCCAGAGGGCAGATGGCCGCCGCCCTCGCAGTAACCCCAAGATCCGTAGGGGCCTGAGGGACGGGTCTTGAGGATGAAAAGAACCCTAGGCTGGCGACCCGGATCCTTGGAACGTTGAGAGCACATGCAGAACCTCATGATGATGAATTCGGTTTGGGCAGAGCCACGCCTCGCTACGGAGGCTACGGCCCCTATTTACAGTTGATCACAAGATCCCTGCGTAGTTCCAGCCGTAGACCCCAAGGCCGGAGCCGTACAGAGAGACTGGCGTGATGGTGACGCCGACAGACCCGATGGCACCAAGGCCGTTCAGGGCAGAGAAATTCCCATCTCCGGTCGCACTCGACCCATCACCAGAGATCTGATTTTTGATGATGAGGTTCTTTTTTATGTTGGTCAAGTTGGTGTCGAGGTCGGACTGGATCTTGGACGCCAGGTTGTCCAAGTAAGAGGTCCGGTCCACATCGAGACTGATGGCCGCACCACTGAAGTTGAAGGCCTTCTCACCTTCAAGCATGTACTGGGCCTCAAGCGCCGACTTCTCAGCGCAGAGAAGCCAGTATTCACGAACCACGCCCTTGGCATTCGTCATGGTGAAACTAGTGAACTGGCCACCCCAGCCGTTGAACGCGTCCTTGCCACGGCGGAGCCACTTCATGATCTCGGTGCTGGGGAACTGCGAGTCGGGTGTCCCGTACAGAGTCTGACGGGCCTTGTTGACCTTGGACTTCACGTCCTCGATGGCCTGGACCATAGAAGAAGTGACGATCCACAGGGCGCAGCCCTCGCGGAAGACCTGGTTCGCCGTCGCATTGTTCCAAAACTTCCAGATCACCTGGTAGGGCTCTGTGCTGGCAACGAGCTGACTCGTGTCGATGGTGCCCGCCACGTAGTAGCCGCCGACCACCTGTTCGCCCGGCTGTGCAGCCATTGATGCGATGAGCGTCCCATCAGCGTAGAGTTCAAGCACGTAGTTCTGGTACAGGGATGCAGTGACCAGGCTCATCGTAGCCGGATCGTTCAGCAGCTCGACCTGATCCTGTGCCCCGAGTTGCATGGCGACTAGGCCATCGACTTGCAGACTTTCATAGTACGGGAAGATCTGTTGACCGATGGTCACCGTGTAGCGGAGCTGGTACGGATTGTCCGGACTCGGGGGGATGTTGGACGGGACGTTGATCAAACTCCGTGCGATCACCGTATTGGCGATCCCACTGGCCACGATCTTGTAGTCGAAAGCGTTGCCGCTGGCGTAGATCGTGCCAGTCGCATCGAGGATGTCCCACACGACGTAGCCCCCGCTCGGATCGAAGCTGGGCGGGAACGTCATGATCATCTTGGCCATTGCAGTCTTGCCGGCCTGGATCGAACCCACGAGGTCCTGGTACGAGTCCGGATCGGCATTCGTGTAGGGAGCCAGCGCGTCGGACAGCACATTGACCGCCACCGTGATGACGAACAGGCGCTGATCGGTCTGGATCTTGAGAGGGAAACCGTAGGTGATGCCGGTGCTGCCGCCCGTAACCTTGAACATGATCGGGACCGCAACTCCGCTCGAGATCGTGAGTGTTGGGGCATTCGTGTCGGCCGGCGTCACCGGATCGATTGTGATGCCCGTCACGGTCTCGCCTGCGTTGAGAACCGGGGTCAGCTGATTCTGGATGTCCCCCGCATCTTTGGTGAATACGTAGAGATTCATTTTGCGGTCTCATGATAGAGGTTGGGGAGGCCCTGACGTGCGAAGTTCGCTGCGTCAGGCCATGACATGAACATCGTACCGCCAGCCTTGTTCTTGTACTCGAAGTAAGGACTGCGGCCGTTGTGAAGACCGATGGTGCCGTGCAAGATGCGACCCATCTGCAGGTAGATCGCTGGGCCAGGCTCCAAGCCCTTCATCTTCTTTAGAGCCTTCACGTCCTTGGACGGCGACCGTGGGCCGTACTGCTGGGTCAGACTCACCTCGGTGGCCTGACGTTGTGCATCATCTTGGTACTCGTAGTCGTCGGTCGGGTCGAAGCGGCGAGGATCTAGACCGACGTGTGTCATCCACTGTTGCCAGACTGGACCGTGTCCACCCTCACTGAAGTCGTCGCTGCAACTGAGACACCAGGCAGCGAGGTGACACATCTCGTGTAGGAACACCTCACAGAAGAAGGCGATCCGGCTGTTGAACATGAAGCTCGCCATCCAGAGGCGGCCTGGATGCCAGCCGGGATCACCAAGGAACGCACCACGGGTTGACTTGGCTACCCCACCGAAGGATGGATGAGAGCTGACCTCGAGCTTCGGCACCTGCATCTGTCCGCTGAATTTCGTTGTGTTGAAGTGGTGCCAGAGCTTGGTGACAAAGGCAACGCGCTGGCCACTGTTCACCACTGCCTTCTGGTAGGCGAGAACCAGGTCGGCTGGCAGTTCCTGCTTTGTCAGGTGACCCTCTGGCACGCTGGACGAGGTACCGTGCCTGAGTCCGCTATCCACGTAGCGGACCATGAAGTTCGCCGGACTGACCCCGAACTTGCCGACGTCTGGTACCGTGAACACCAGGACCTTGCCACCCGCTGCCACCGTGGGCTTGACGGGCATGAGGACCGGGTTGAACGACGTGAACTTGAAGTTGTACGTCAGCTTCTCCTCGTCCATGCTGATCAGGGACAGTCCTTCAAAGGAGAAGCGCTTGAGCAACGAGGTGACTTCCTGGAGCGTGAGCATGGGAGACCTAGGCTTGGGGATTGTCTTGCCTGTTGCGTTGGGACCAGGCATCGATCGACAGGGCGAGGCGGGGATGCATCGGCTCCGGCATCTCTTCCGACCAGACGTAGGCCGTGTGCTCGTCGTTGAGCCTGGGCTCGAACTCGTTTGGCACGACCGCCATGTGGTTGTGGAAGGTGAAGCCGTCCGGTTGCACGTCGCGGTGCATGTGGATCAGGTCGTAGGGCTCGTTGTAGCCGACCTCCTCGTCGGCTTCACGCCGAACCGCCTCCTCGATGGTCTCGAAGTCCTCGACGCCGCCACCAGGGACACCCCAGGTGCCAGCGCAGTCACCGCGGTCGCTACGCTTGACGAAGAGGAAGCGGCCCGTGTCCTTCGCGTAGAAGAGGGCACCGGCTGCGGTGCCGGTGGAGCGGCCGGCCTTGAGGCTACGCTTGTACGCGTCGAGCAGCATCTGCTGAGGAATGGATGCCGTCACAGGCTCTTCCATCGCCGTGTCCTCGTGCCTTGGGTTCGGGCTCATGGACCCATCCCCGTACTTGCGGTTCAGCATCCGCTCCATTGCGTCTGGGCGTAGGGCCGCACTCAGTTTATCTTTCAGGAAGCGAATGAGATCCCCGTGAGTCACGGCAGCCTCCTGGGCCACAGCTTCTGGGCTCAGACGTTGTCCAATGCCGGCTGTGAGACGCGTCTTGGCGCCATTCTTGTTGATCATGTCATTACTCCTTGGAGGCGACTGGATCGTTGAATACGACCTGATCATCTCGCATCATGAAGTTCTGCCTCAGCAGGTCGAGGCGGTTGAAGTGACGCCACATCCAAGTGGCCATGGTTTTGGTATCCGGATCATCTGCCATACGGACGAGGATCCGCCACTGCGGGAACGACAGGCGCTTCCGCTCGGAGAATGCCTTATTCACCTCTGGCAACCATGGCACCAGTCCGGCGAAGGCCTGATTTACCTGGGCTTGAGTCGCATGCCGAAGCCTGGGCATGAACACGGCCCACACGTCGTCACGTCCATCGATGTCAAGGCGATGCAGCTCCATCACCTTTGGGAGCCATCGGTTGTTCGGGTTCCGCTGACAGAAGTTTACGTACTGAAGGTAGACCGGATCGTCGGCAAACACTTTGACCACCATGTTGGGGTCAGTCGGATGCTGGAACACCTGGGCGAAGGAGCCTTCACCGAGCAGGTGCAACTGCTGGACGAGACGCCCCGTGTACGAGCTCAGGTCCTCCGCAGTGAGGACTTGGCCCATTGTCAATCTCCGTTGATGACGTTGACCAGCCGGCGCAGTTTCTGTTGGTCCAAACCATACTTATCTTCCAACCAGCTGAGGTCACTAGGGTGTAGACCGTCGCCGTGCTCGAGGTTGGAGAACGTGAAGGTGACGATGTTCTCGACGTGGCGGGCACGGATCGTGGTGCTGCGCTTGCGCTTCAGAAGGGCACGCAGCTCCATGTAGATCTGGTTCTGCACCTCCTCGACCTTGCGCGGATCGGCAGTGGTGAGCACGAACTTCAGCTCGTCGGCCTCGGCCGTCACGTCCTTGATCCAGTCCTTGGCCGAGAAGGCTTCGCGGCGCAGGCCACCGTTCGGTTCGCGGATCTGCATAGCGACCGGGAGGTTGCCGATCTGGGAGCTGAAGCCCTCGAGCGCCATCTGGCTGGCGATGGCCTGGGCTGCGCTCTTCAGGCTGTCGATGGTCACGCCGTCGTGCAGAAGGGTCGGTGCGACGAACTCGTGCTCGATGAAGAGCTCGACATTGGCACCAACCGTCCACTTGATCGTGATGTAGAGGTGAGGCAGTACCTTCTGCTGGTCGTTCACAGCGTTGATCAGGATGATGTAGCCGGCGAAGATCAGCTCCCCGTCTTTCGACAGGGCGGCGTAGGTCATCGTCTGCAGGCCGTCAGCTTCGATGTGACGGTTGGCCTCGATCTCGTCGGCCAGGGCCTGGACGAATTTCTTGTACTCGGGCGGGGCGTGGCCCTCGGCGACCTGGCCCAGCGCCTGGAACAAATCCTTCAGCGTGGCCTCGATCTCGCCCTTCAGCTTCTGGAAACTGCCGATCACCTGGTCGAAGTTGCCCCCCTTCTCACCGGCGAAGTTCATCTTGAACTCGTTCTCGGTGTTCGTGATGTACTTGTACCTTTCGCTCAGCTTTTCAGCCTGCGCGTAGTGCTCCTTCAACTGCTGGATGTTCGGCACCTTCACGACCGGGAAGTCGATGTTCGACGTGCGCTTGACGCGGCCGCCCTTGCCACCGCCGCTGAAGTCCATGACCTGGGTCGGGGCAGCCTTGACCATCTTGGCCATCTGTGTCAGGCCGTGGTCGACGAGCTGGCGCTCGAGATCCATCTCGTTGCTCTGTTCGGCGAGGAAGCGCTTGACGTCTTCCATCGAGCGGAACTTCTTGGGATCGGTCATGTCGGTTCCTTGGGATTCAGGTTCAGGGGATGAGCGCCAGCAGCGAGGAGTTGCTCCTCACGAGCGCAGATGGTGCACCCGAGCACGCTACGAAGGCCGCCGCACTTAGCGCGCAGGCCATCGGGGCGAGGTACCACGTGACCGTGGGCCGTGCTAGGGTCGAAAGAAGCGAGGAGAGCAGCGTGGACATACTGAGACTCGAAGGCAGAGATCGTCATGGAACCCAACCTGGTGAGGGACGAACCGCCACCAAGCCCGGAGGTGTATGTCTCGCCGTCCCACTGTCCGTCCGTACGGGCGTCAGCAAGGATCTTGTGTTGTGGACTGGTGACGAAGGTGTGCACCGCGTGCAGAACCCCGTCGTCATTATCACCGACGACCACAATTAGGTCATCGGGTTGAACCTTGCGGTCCTTGATTGCTTGACCGACGGTGGCACGGCAGTCGGTTCGACCGCTAGGAGCTGCGGTTCCTGCAACCTGTTTGGCGATGCGCTCGTAGAACTGGCGGACCGCTCCGTTGAAGGCCGACAGGAGCCTGGCCTTGGCACCGAGCTTCATCGCGGAATCCCCTCGGACAACAGCATCGCAATGATGGCATTCATCTCGGCGAGCTGGTTCTTGCAGTCGACCAGCGCGTCGTGGTCGCCAGGAATGCGTGGAACCTGGCGATCGAACTTGGTCCCCGCCTTCTGGCGTGCCACTGCCTTGATCGAGTTCATATCGAAAAACTCGTAGTAGTGCGAGCCATCCACCGGCGTGTCACCATCGTAGTGACTGAGGGTGATCACGCCCTTTGCGAACATAAACATGATGTCGGTGGGAACGCAGTCTCCACATGGACTGACCTTGCCCCGCCAATCACCGAGCCAGTCGTTGTACAGCTTGTGGGCCTCGACGTAGTTGATCTTGGAGGCGTTGGCTTTGCGGTAGATGTCGCTCAAGTGCTGACGAGCGAAGTCCGACTTCGGCACCTGGTCCGTGTGCAGGAAGATGTTGAACTCCGGATCCGACGTCTGCACGTAGCTCATGCCTTGCAGCTCGAGCTTCAGTGCAGCGATCTGGATCAGGTCGTCCTTCGGCACGTCGAGCCCCGTCATCTCACAATCGAGCATGACGAGGCGTTCGGGCATGAAGATCTGAGGAGTGAAGGTCGGAGCAGGGTTCACGGGATTCATGCCGCCGGCGCTGAGCCGCTGCTTGGCTTGGAGCTTGATGTCCATGATTCTCACTCTTTCCAGAGTCCGTCTGTGTATCCGTCCAAAGTGACACTTCTGCCGTTGCCGTTCCAGGTCACCTCCCATCCATTACCTGACCAGTGGAGGTACCTGTAGGTTGGATTGAACTTTTCTGCGTTAGGTTCGCATTGAAGAAGTTTGGAGAGGCGAGCCGCGAACTCGTTGGAGACCATGAAATCTTTTACCGTCTTGTTCGTCTGGGAGTTCAGAGACGGCGCGACTTTCTTGTCCCAGGCTATGTAGAGAGGGCGCTCTGGCCATATCGGCCTGGGCTCACCTCCCAGAAGTTGAGTGAGCTGTGTCTCCAATTTCTGAAACTCAGCTTTGCCGATCGTAGGTTTGCCGGCTGTAGCGAGCAAGCGATGCTTGGCTTGGAGTTGGATGTCCATGTTCTTTTCCTTGGAGTCAGAAGTTGAAGCTGTTGCCGTCGCCAGGGCCAGCGCTGACGCCGCCCTGGTTCTTGGCCTGGGCCTGTCGTGCCACGTTGACCGTCTTCTGGCCAGCGACGTGACGACGACGCGGCATCACCTGCCAGAGCTCAGCAGGCTGGGCCACGCGGACCTGGATCTCCTGACCCAGGAAGTTGCGGTTCCGGGTCTGCCACGGGTTCACGTTCTGCACGATGAGCAGCTTGCCCATCTGCGACTCGGCAATGAGGTCAAGCGTGTCGACGCGCGGGCATTCGGGGCTCAGGATGATCTGGAACGGCTCCTGCTTTTCCAGCAGCGCGATGTCCTGCGTGCGGTTCCGCTTCGGGAGCTCGAAGTACACGGGATCCGTGTTAGTCGCCGCCTGCATCTCGAAGTGGGTCATCAAGCTGTCGGTCTCCACGGTGACGACGTGGGGCTTGCCGTCAAACCAGTTGAGGACGCGCTTGTTCGCCGTGTCGACGCCGTCGATCAAGATGCGGGCCTGGACCACCTTGTCACCGTTCATCGGACGGAACACGTCTAGCACCAAGGCGCCGAAGGGGAGGACGGTGGTGAAGGTGTGGACACCGGGTCGCATCGCCAGCGGAGCCGTCGTCAGGTCCAGAGTCGACTGCGTGACGAGCTGAGTAGCCGCCACGACGTGACGCCAGCCACGGAACTGCGAGTAGCCACCGATGAAGCCGGTGCCGAAGCAGCAGGCGCAACTCACGTCACTGAAGCCGATGGAGCCCAGATCGAACTGGCTGAAGATGTCCTCCAGGTCAGGGCTGAACTGACCCTTCTCCGTGGTGATCACCTGGTCAGTGACGAGGTTGACGCCCGGACCGTCGGTGGAACCCGCGGTCGTCAGGTCTCCCATCCACTTGGACAGCGCGTTGGTCGGGCTGGTCTCCGCGTCGTGGAAGTTGTCCAGGTCGTCGAACTCCTGGTCCGGCGTCAGAGGACTGTACGAACCGACCCCGAACTTGGCCTCACCAGTCTGCGCACTGTTGGTGGCACCGGGTCCCGTCTTCTGGGCACCGCCAGTGCGATCCGTGACCTGGTGCTCCTGGCTCTTGCAACTGCAGACCACGCCCTGACCGAGTCGGTTGTAGAGGATGGCTTCGATGCCCTGCACCCTAAAGGCCGAAATCATTTTTTGTTGCTGGATCGGTGCAATGTCCTCCGTCAAGCGCGCGGCAACATCACTATTGCGGGCATTCGCAGGGGTGAGGGGAGAGCGGCGATCGATGAGCGGCACAGTGGCCTCCTACTTCTTGGTCGGCTTCGGTTTTGGGAAGGTGATCCAGAGGCTACACGTCGCTGGATAAATCTGGAGTTTGGACTGGATGGACTTGTACTTCCAGGAGTTGAACTTCACCATCTTCCTGTAAGCCGCTCGGTAGCGGATGCTGATCTCGTAGTCACCAAATCGCCAAATCGCGATCTGATACGGCTGGTGGCCTGCAAGCGCGCCCTTCTTCTCGGTCTTGGTCGGGGCACCGAGCTGCTTCGTCACCTTCTGGACGGTGGGCACAGCGGCTGGGCCTTTGTAGTAGAAGCCGATGGTGTGGCTCCCGACACGATCTGGCTTGCCACCAAGCGCGCCGAGTCCATGGGATTTCAGGACACCCTGTGTGCGCTTGGTGAGTGTCGACAGACTGCGACTTTCGATGATGTCGGCCTCAAACGGTTTGGTTCCATGCCAAACCACGACCTCCTCTTCGGACTTGTAGTCGCGGGCAATAGACCGCAATGAGACCAAGGCTCGGTAGAGATTCTTGTGCTGTTCGTTCTTGCTTTCTGCAAGGGACTCGAATTCAAGGCGACCTGGGGTCAAGAAACTGAAGATCACCTTCGGGTTTACCAGGCCAATGACCACGTCTTCGGCTTTCGACTCTCGAGCCTTCACAACGATGAATGGGGTGGCACTCCAGCTAAGCATCGGCTTGAACGGTGTGACCTTGATGCGGTCACCATCCTTACTGATCTTGTCTTTCTTAGCATCGTGCACACGGTACACGGTCTTGAAACCCTGGACCGATTTGGGCGCGAAGTATTTCGTGAGCCAGACCATGGCGTTGAGGGCCAGTTGGAACTTTGGGACCGCGCCAACCAGGATCTCTCCCTTCGCGCTGTCGCCAACCCATTCGCCCTTATACCACTCGCGGATCGCGTAGACGCCTTGGGTCAGAGTCTTGATCTGGTCGATCGACATCTTGTTGATGACAGGCAGCATTTGGATGCCGGCCTCAATCTTAGTCGGGTCAGTCACTTGGTCACCTTTGGGAATTTGATCTCGAAGTTGAGGAGTGACTTGCTCTTGATCGGAGCCTGAAGCATGCACAGGGTGAAGGTCACGTCACCGAGATCCCATACCTCGTTCTTGAGCGTCTTGTCACTCGCCTGCGGAACGACCCGCGTCGGATCACCAAGGCTTTCGTGCACGGCCTTGTATAGGTTGACGGCGGTGTAGCCCTCGAATTGCTGAGTCAGCTCGCTGAAGTCGTACACCTCAAACTCGTTGATCTTGACTGGGATGTCGTACTTTGCCAAAGCCTGGGCACCACGATCGAGCGGTCCACCAACAGAGGCAGGACGGCGATCTTCTAGGATTTCAGCCTGGAAGGGAGCGGTCCCGTGCCAGACTACAATCTCGTTCTCATCACGATAGCCAGCGCAGACACCCTTGAGTCGAGCACAAGCGACACCGATCTCGACGATCTGCCGATTGTTGGACTCCTGAAGACCTGTGATGTCCAGGCGCTCGGCAGTTGTAGGACTGAAGAGAACGCGTGGATGTGCCAACTTCAATACCAGATCATGAGGCTGTGGAGTTCGCTCATCGATATAAATGTCAGGCTTGGTGCTCCAGCTGAGAATCGGCTTGAAGGGCTTGACCGTCACGGTCTTTTCATCAGGAGATATGTGGTCTTCAGCCGAATCGTGCAGACGGTATGCGTACTCGTAGTCTTGCACCGACTTAGGGGCGAAGTACTTCGAGAGCCAGGCCATGGCATTGACTAGGTACGTGAAGCTCTGCTGACTGGCTTGAGCCTCAATCAGCAGATCGGTCTTCACACCAAGGCCGATGTAGTGACCTTGATACCAATCACAAATGCCTTGGATCCCGATCTCCAGGCTATAGAGCTGGTCCCGTGTCATCTTCTGCAGTTGAGACAGCATCGGCCGTCCTGCAATAAGACGTGCCTTGGCCTGGATCTTGATCATGGTGTTGCCGTGTAGAGAAGGGTCTTGGTCTCGTAGCCGAGGATGGCCGCAACGTTGAGTCTGGTGTTGCCCCCAAGGATCCAGCTTCCCTTGGAGCCTCCTACCACAATCGGTAGCGGCATCTTAGCACCGGACTCAAAGCCTCGGATCAGCGAGTCGACGTCACGTGGGAATGAGTAGCTCCCCACCAGGTCCTTCAGCTCGCGGATGGAGCGGCAGAGGGTCAGGTTGTTGACCGTGTGGAAAGCCTGAATCGGGATGTGGTACTCTATAGCCTGTCCCATCTTCGCGATGAAGTCGCCCTCCGACGTGAAGATCGGGTAGGGAGCACCGATCGACTTCGCACGTTGATCCCAGCGGCGCTGAGGTAGCGCGTACTCGACCTTGTACTCGAACGCCAGTTCCTTGGAGGTGGGTCGGCGCCAGTTCACCGGCTTGAGTCCTGCAGCGAGGAGACGCTGTTTGGCTTCGAGTTTCATGATGCGTCCTAGTTGTCACCATCAGCCCACGGGTCTGTCTTCGGATCGTTCTTTTGGGAGACCGCGAACAAAGCATCCAGGAACTTGCCGAACCCTACGAGGAATTTGCCAACGGCCATCGCGTGAAGAGCGATCTTGTTGAATTCTTTGACACTCTTGGCATCTACGATATCATCGCGACTGCCCAACGAATCTTCGAACACCATCGTAACGGAAGGACTATCGTAAGCGAAGAGATACAGAGCGACGTTGGACTTGAGTTTCGTGTTCTGTGGCTGCCCCAATTCGAGTCGAAATTCACATCCCTGCTCTCCGACTTGGAAAGTGAGTACAAACATGCCAGCGAAGGTTGCGTCATCACCGTGTGGTTTTGTCACTTTGACCTTCGGACTGAATTCACCCACGTATTTGGCAAGCATCTTCTCGAGGAATGCTTTGCCCTGTTTCAGGTCGGCAGCCTTGATGCTGGTGCCGAGGCGTTGCTTGGCTTGGAGTTGGATGTTGGTCATGTAAGTTCCTTGGTTAATCAGTTGTCGCCACCGGCGAGGAGCTTCTCGAGGGCGGTCGGAGGACGGAAGCCCCACCGGTGAGGTGTCGTAGCTGTTTAGTTCGTGATGCCAAGTCAGACTTTAGGTCTATGACGTCAGCCAGTGCATTGTTGGTGCTCACGATACTTCTCTAATATGTTCACCCACCAGCTAGGAGTTTCTCAAGAAAGACCGGAGGCCTAAATCCCCATCGCTCCCACAATTCGCACTGGATGTCACCGTCGATATAGGATCCCGCTGCCGTGGTCCCCGTCACGCTTTCGTGGTCGGTACCAACTCCGCGCTTGTGATTCAGGAGCTTGCCAACCTTGGCCGTCATCTCGTTGTAGCGACTCATGGCCTCTTTCTCCGTCGCCGGTGGCCGTCTCTTAGCGTCGTCTTCCATCAGCTGGTGAAACAGAGTTGTTCCCCGCACGGTCCTCAACTTGTGGACCGACACACCTTCTGGCGCACCGAAGGCGTGGAACGCACCGTTGACGTTGGCGGGGCCGACGCGTGTCAGCTTCCCGTTCGGGCTGACCGTGGTGTAGAGCCACATGCTCGGTTTCTTGCCCTCGATCATGCCCTTCAGCGCCTTGACGACCATCGCGCTGTAGGGACCGTCGGCGCTGCGGATGATGTGCTTGGTGGGGATCGAGTCCTTGCCGATGTAGGCGAGGTTGACGCCCTGCTGCGTGATGCTTGCGTTCTTCACGAGGAGGGTGCCGGCTCCACGACCAGGAGCCGAACCGATGCGGGCAGCGTAGGTGAAGAGGATCTCGAGGATGACAGCACTCACGCACTGCCTGTCAGCCGGATTGAACGCCTTGATCTTCTTGCGCCACGCGGCCTGGATCGCGGGGATCTTCTCCATCAGCTCGGCGACGTGCTCGTACTTGGCGCTCGACTGGTCACGACGGAAGTTCGCCGTATATGCGTAGGCGTAACCGCCGTCAGCCTTGAACGCCTTGAAGACCCAGTTGGCTTCCGGATCCTTGCCGTCGTTCATGACGACGTGCGTGTAGGTCTGCAGGTTGGGGACGCCACCGATCTTCTCGCCCTTGTCGGTGTACCAGTTCCCCTGGTCGTCCACAAGTCCAGTGAAGCCGGGAACCAGTGAGTGGGTGAAACCCTGTCCCACGATGTACTTGTAGAGCTGCTGATACGGGACCTTGTCCTTACCCGACTGACGGACGTAGGTCGTGACCGTGGCCTTGAACTCGGCGTTGTGGGCCTTGCGCAGCTGGACGTACTTCCCGTGCTGATCGGGGTTCGTCTCCTTCAGCATGTCCGACTCGGTCTTCGTCAGGTGAGTACCGTCACGGCCGACGAGCGACTGGACGGCACGACGCAGCGCCTTGTTGTCCGCCTTCGGGATCGGAGGCAGGAAGACGGCGGCGAGCTCTGGTGATCCGAACACACTCGCGTTCTTGCGGATGTAGTTGAGGGCCGGCTCGCTGTCGGTGCTCAAGTAGACACGGAGCGCGCGAAGCATCGTCAGCTCGGGCGTCGTGAAGGCACGGTTGTTCTTGAAGCCGGGCATCGCCGCCTTCAGCTCGTTGCCGAGCTCGACCAGCGCTTCCAGCTTGTCCCCACCCTTTATGCAGGCCGCAATCGCTGGCTTGAGTCCCGGAAGGGCTTTCCAGTCGAGGACAGTCCTGACATAGGGCCGAAGACTCGCGTCCATCGGCCCATTTGGGTTCGAGATGTAGTCGGCCACGAGAGCACCGAGGATCTGCAGCAGATTGGTTAGCTGACTGGCACTCAGCTTGTAGACTTGGAGTTCGTTTTCCATCTTGGGTCCTTGCACGTTGGCATAAAATTGGGGATTCCCCGGTCCCAAGACGAACAACGGCACCTCATCAATCACGATGGGTGCCGTTCCGTTGTGCTCAGGTCTTGACCCAAGTCTTCGTGTAGGGACTGTCGGCGGATATTTGCCAGTAGCCCACTTCAGCAGGCGGAAGTGGGCGCCAACCGATTGGATCTTCACCACTGAGATGATGCCCGCTGTCATTGTCCCAGACTCCACCGCCCCATCCTGACCACCTGATAACACGCACGTCGTTCCTACCGAAGTCTGATCTTGGGTGGTCACTAGTAGGAAATGAAGCCAGGATGGGAGTACCATCTTTCGGTGCTGAAGACATCGGCCTCAGAGGCGGGTAGCATTCGCAGCTCATGGTGTTCCTTGTTATCACAGCAACCTGATTCCAGTGCGGCGCTCTTCCATCTTTCTAGCGACGGCTGGGGTCCAGTGTTCGGCGTAGCCATTGCCGCCAACACTCAGGTCCATGTCGGACACCAGCTTGTCGAGCAGCAAGTTACCCTGGAGGTATGGAGACCAGTAGTCCTTCATCGCGAGTAGAGTCAGCTCTTGTGTCACACCCTCGCGCTGCAACGTGTAGTACGACAGGAAGTTCTTGAACTGCTCGAGAATCGGCGTGTTCCCAAGCATGTACTCCCTGAGACAACTCATCATGCCGGCCACGTTGTCACAGCGCTTGAATGCGACGTGTTCGAATCGCGAGAGGATAGGCATCTCGATCGTCGCCTGACGATACACGCTTTCTTCCAGCAGATCGAATGCTGTCTTGACCTCTGGATGCGCTCGCTTGACCGTTGACGGCGGATCGCCAGTCACGTGCTCGGCCAGATCGTGCAGCGCGGCGTAGCGCATCACGTCGGCACGGATGGATGGGTAGGCAATGGCCATGAGGCCGACGACCAGTCCATGGTGATGACCGACCGTCTCGTTGCGGATGGTTGCCACGGTGTGGAAACGTTTGGTCTCCACCCCGTGCAGGAGTAGGGTGAATGCGGGATCCATATTGGTCAGTCCTTGCTATTCATTTGGTGTTCGAGTAACGGATGGTGAAGATCTGAGGATTGAACGCGATGGAGGAGATGATTGTCGACTCAGGGTTTACAACCGTGTCGGCAACAAACTCGAGATCGGTCAGCAACAGTTGGGCATGGGTCAGAACTTCTCGACCACGAGCGTTCTGCTCCAGTCCTTTCTGACAAACCTTGATCCGATCCGCTATCAGGGCCGCCACAACGTGCTGATCACCCTTGGTCTTGGACCTGATCCTTCTGGAGTAGGCCTCGAGCGCCACCATTCTCTTCTTCAAGTTGGCGGTGCCTTCGTGCGACTGCGCAAGGTTGATCACGATCAGGTGGTTTGCCGCCTCAACAGGATCAGGTACGTTATTGTCCAAGGCCGAGGCAAGAAGTCGGGTCAGATGATCGAGTGCCTCCTCATCGATTGTCCTCTCCTGGCCCGTGCTTCCGGTCGAGTCGAACTTGGCTCTCCGATCTTCCGATCCGAGGATTTCCCAGGCTGCGTTGATCTCTTTTATGCGCTGTTCGTGGTCGGGCTCGGTACTCACGTCAGGATGGAACTGACGGGCAAGCCGCTTGTAGGCGAGCCGTATCTCCTCGATCGTAGCAGTCGGCTCGACATCGAGTACCTTGTAGGGATCCATTGCCTAGTCCTGGTTCATGCGCTTGTCAAGCTCAGCCCTGAAGGCAGCCACACCGTCGATCTCCGGATGTGCGTTGAAGAGGTTATTCAGAGAGACTTGGGTGTAGGCGCTGACACACGCCTTGATGTCGTCGTCAGATAGCCAGCCTGTTGATGCCACGACAGCCTCGTTGCCAGTGATGTTAAGAATGCGGGCACGGTACGGAAATTTGACACTGATGAATCCACCGGCTGGATCGAGTTTAGCGTTCATGAACATCTCGACTATGTTCTGCAACTCCTCGCTTGTGGGTTCGTAGTTCTCATCACCAACCGTGATGGCAATGACCTTGCGTGTATGGGCTGTGTCCATCACGCCCCCGTCACAGGCTGGTTGCCGCTCGTGTCACTGGTCACGGGCACCTTGTAGCTGGGACGACGCTTGAGCCACAGGATGGCCGACAGGATCCACTGGCTGTGGACCATACAGCTCTCGAGGTACTCGGCGCCGGCGTTCGCACCCTGCGTCCTGTAGATGGTGAAGCCGTCCATCATCGCGTGCAGGACGTTGAAGTAGTGGGTCTCGCCGTCGCTGATGCCGACCAGCTCCTTGCCCACGAAGGTGGAGCACGCGTCGTTCAGCGCGTCAGCCAGTACCTCGTCGCTGAGGTCGGGGTTCAGATCATGGAACAGCGTTTCGCCGCCGAATGCCGGGAATCCGTAGCTGGTGAGGAAGGCTGGACTGCCGAGCTGCTCAGCGTTCGTCGGGTCCCACTTGGAGAGCACGTCGTTGTCCGCGTTCTCGTAGTCCATCACCCGCTTCGTGACATCGTTTTCCAGGTAGAAGTGGAGGTTGTTCGACATCTGGTAGTAGGTGCCGAGCTTGAAGCCGGTGACGGCCGCCACGTACTCGTGGAGGATCGACATGTGGACCACGTTGGCGCCGTAGCAGCCCCAGACCGCGTCGTTACTGCGGCAGGTCACAGTCATGTTCAGCTCGTCGCCGCACGGATCGAAGTAGATCGCGGTATTGCAAGGAAGATCGCGTCCTCCCTTGAGCGCAGTGCCCAGATCGTCGTGGCCGTCCCACATCTGCAGGACGCAGCGCCTGGTCTCGCGGTTGGTCTTCAGCTCGCCGATGATGGCGGTCAGCTGATCGAAGCCGAACCACTCGCGCCAACGGAAGCCGTAGGCACCGTGCAGCGTCTCGCCGTCGTCGCTGTAGTTCTTCATGTTCGGGGCGAGGTACGCCGCGAGTTCCACGTCGTTGCGGCCGGCAAGCATCCACGCCGCTTCGATGAAGTGCAGAAACGGGTTGACGTCGCGCGTCTTCGACCAGACGATGCGATCCACCGGGTTGGTCCAGCACGTGACGACCGGGCGGTTGAAGCGGCGCACCGGGCCGTTGCGGCTCGGCATGTCGATCGTGTGACGACCTTGGATCGCCATCTCGACAGCTTGGCGGAGGGCGGAATCGGCACCGGAGGTCGGGGCGATGGCGAGAACGGGAGCTTGGCTCATTTGAACACCTGCTGGATGATGGTCTCAGCGATGAGTTGAACATCGCCGCGGCCGAAGGGTTGGAGGGAGTAGAACTGACGATGGTCGGCTGGGCCGTGCCTTGTACTACGAGTCACGGGGTCGGTCTCGAACAACTTGCCGGTGTCGGCGAAGCGGGTCTCGAAATCGGCAGGCCCGTTCAGCGTGAAGACAGAGAACTCCTTCCCGCCGAAGCCATCGGTGAACGCATCGAGCGTCTCGCCGGTAGGCATGACGAAGTCGATGACAGGTGCGCAGACGTTGATACGGGCCATTGCCGCCACGGCGCCAATACGGCGTGCGTTTTCCACTCTGGCAGCGGGACTGAAGCCCAGGTCGCTGTTGAGCCTGGCCCGCACCACGTCGGCGTTGATGTGGAATGCTGGGTAGACGATCGAGCAGCTACCGCGCCTCAATTGACGGACGATCTCGTTTGCCAGCGTAGTCTTGCCAACGCCTGGAAGACCGCGGATCACGATGGCCGGAGCCATGACAGTGGTCGTCACATGCATTCGTTCTTGGCCAGCGTGGCTGGGGCTTTTGGGTGGCAGATCGTCTGCCGACGTGCCGCTGAATCCGTTGTGCATCTAGTCCTCCTGGGCTTGTTCCCAACTCTCTTTATAGTTCGCGAAAAGCTCGGCCATCGGCGTTTTCAACGTCAGGTCCACAGTACGTGGAACATGGGTTAGTCCCTCCTGGTCTAGAAATCCGGAGATCCACTGGTTGCTACGACTGAGGTTCGGCCTGGTGAACGTCTTCTGCAGCGACCAGCCTCCGCCGTTGTTGCCAGTATCTTTCAGGCCGAAGACGTGGCCGGGCACCGTCTTCGCCAAGGCCAGTGCACTGTACTTGATCGTCGCCTCGTCGCGGTAGACGCTGGTGCCAGTAGTCTGGAGCTTCTTGTTGTTCCGCATCGAGTAGGCGATGCTAAAGTCAGTGACCGAGGTGCCACCTTGCTTCATGATTTGCATCGGCATAGCGATGTCGGTGAAGAAGAAGGTACGCCACTTGATCTTGGGTCGGTCGGCGCCGAAGCCAGCGAAGCAGAAGGGAACGAGACCAGGCCACACCGTCTGGCCACCGTTCTCCTTGATGCGCTTGCTCGCCATGAAGGTGTTGGTGGCGCCGACGGTGCCGATGTCGGCGGTGTCGAGGCGATCCCACATGCGATCCAGCTTCGACATGAACAACGTGGGCTTCGAGTTGGCCGGCACGTACTTCTGATCCCTGCTCGACCAGACCTGGATACCAAGATCGTCGTCGATCACCATGTACGCACCCTTCACCTTCTCGTAGAGATAGCGCCGCTTCTTAGGCACGCAGTCCACGTAGTCGGGCCAGCACTCGATGGTCAGGCCCTTGAAGTTGGGGCTCGCACGGTACTGCTTGTACTGGTCCTTCGGCACCATGACGGTCACGAAGGTCATGGCCTCGGCTGGCATCGTGTCGACGGTGGGACTGTAGTCCCAACGGTCACGACTGAGGATGAATAGTTGCACGTTGTGCCTCCAGGGACTTGCGTTCACCAGGCGTGAATGAGAGGGCGCCGAGCTCTTGACCGTGGAACCACGGCACGAGGAGCGGATTGTGAATCACTTCGATGCGATCAGCGTGTACGTCACGGATGCCGAGGTTGCCGACCATGTCATAACCGAACAGCTGGAAGTCCTTGAGATACAGCCGGTTGATCAGATTCTGGACAAACGCCTGGTCTTTGAGGTCCGGGTCGTACAGATCGGCCGTGGTGGCGCGGGCCTTCTCTTCGGGCAGCGCTGCTGGCATCACGTTGCCGGTCAACGCGGCGACGGCAGCCCAGTCGCGCTCCATCCGTTCCTGACGACCGATGAAGTCAACGCGGCAGCGGTTGCCCTGGTAGAAGAACGCGTGCTGCGGACAGAAGTGGACGAAGCGCCAGTCGTACCGGATGTTGGCCGGCGTCAGCATCATGGAGATGTTATCCTTGGTGATCGGCATGTACTGGCCGTGCCGGCGCAGGAATTCGTTCAATGCCGACCAGAAGCGTGTGTACGGGTTCCGCACGAAGCCGAACGTGAAGTAGTTGGCCGGGATCACATCGGGGTCGTCCCACTGGTCGACCGTGAGATGGGCCAGATCGACGACGCGATCGCTGTTCGGGTCCCAGTCCTGGTGCCAGAACGGGATGGGCCCGTCGTGGAGGTGGCCGATGGCTTGGCGGATGGACGTGCCGCCCACTTTAGGGTTGTGTACGAAAGCCAGCTCGTGGCGTTGGCTGATGATCATTGGAATTCCTTGGCGTGGGACATCGCCTGCCCAACCGCTTGATCGATGTCCAGGTACATATAGGTCCCGAGGCGTCCACCGAGGCGGACCTTCGGGTGGTGATGATCCAACAATTTGGTGTACCGCTCGTGCAGGGCAAGATTCTGCTCGTCACGGATCGGATAGTACGGCCTGTCACCAGGTGCCCACTGAGCTGGGTACTCGCGGGTCAGCAGCGTGCGCGTCTGGTTCTCGGTGCGGGCCTCAGGGTAGAACAGACTGTGCTCGATGGTTCGAGTACTGCCACTCCGTGCGATGCCAGGAACTACACGACCGACGTTGTTGATCACCGGCGCCCCTTGCGACGCGCTCTTTGGGACGAGGACGTCTTCAAAGCGAAGACCCCTGTACGACAGAACACCCTCTTCGTAGGAGAATAGACGGTCGACCGGACCCGAGAAGAACACGCGGTCGACGTTCTTTTCGATCAGCGAGAGATTGGTAAGCCCAACGTCGGCGTCCTTGACCACCACGATGGATGGATGGTTCAGTATCTGCTCCATGATGTTGGAGTAACCGTTGAGAGGCATCCCCTGGTACTTCGCATTGTGGAAGTACGTGTTGTCGTACGTGAAACGGATCGGGAGGCGCTGGATGATCGAGGCCGGGAGGTCGGAGCAGGCACGCCCCCACTGCTTCTCCGTGTAGTCCTTGACCACCGTCTCGTAGAGGTCGGGTCCGATGTTGGCCAGACACCAGCCCTCGACCGTCGACACGTCGTGCCGATAGCTCTCTTTCTGGAGGCTGGCCAGGCGGTTGAAGTAGGTGTGGGCCTCGGCAGGCGTGGTGATACCCAGGACCTGGGAGAAGAGGCTGAGGTTGAACGGCAGGTCCACCATCTTCGTACCAGTCCAACCCTTGACGTAATGCCGGTAGCCGTTGAAGGTGGCGAAGCGAGACACGAAGTCCCACACGCGGTCGCTGTTCGTGTGGAATATGTGGGCACCGTAGTCCGAGACATGAGTGCCGATCCTAGGATCGAAGTGGGACTTGGCGTTGCCACCGATCGACGACTCCGCCTCGTAGACCATGACTTCGTGCCCGGCTTCGGCAACGAGACGGGCTAGGGTCGCGCCGTAGAAGCCGGCGCCGATAACGGCGATTTTCATGCTATCCTTCGAAAGCGTGGAGGACGTCTACGCCGTTGCCACACATAGAGTTGAACTGAGATACGATCTTTACAGCTTCCTCAGCCGTCTTGCCACAGGCCATGGCAATCATGGCGCCCTCATCTCCGCACCCTATGGCGGCTGGGCCTCGGTCGAGCTTGAGTGGATATGGTCCGCTGTCGAATCGCATCGCACTCCCATCTTTGGTGTTGACTACAAGGAGGCGACCAGTATAGTCGTAGCTTCGACATGCCTCAGGAAATGTCGCCGGATCGGCCCCTGACTTGAACCACTCCATGAGTTGAAGCTCCGTCGCAGCAGTGCCAGCACCCCCAATCAAGTAGTGGCCATGCCTTGTGAGCTTGGACACTGTGTAGATGGCATTCCCACTGCACATACGCTTGTCCGCTGCCAGCGAGCGGCCATCCCACGCGATGACGGTCATTTCTTCTCCTTGAAGGGGTCGGGTGCCCAGCCCTTGGCCGGAGCAATGAGGCGATCCCATGCCGCCTGAGCCACGTTCAGCTCGTGCTGGGCCTTGACCAGAGCAGCACGAGCGTTGCTAAGGTTCACGCCCTCGTGGTAGACGAAGGGGTTAGCCAGCGCGGTCTTCGCGCAGGACAGCTTCGCGTTCTCGACCTGGGCCGCCAGTGACTCCTGGCGGTTCTCGATCTCTTGCTGAGTGCGGCGGCTCATACAGAGTCCTTCGGCGTAAAGCGAGGGTCGTCGTACGTGATGGAAAGGCGCTCCATGGTCTTCTCGTCGAAGACCGTAACCCACTCCTGGCTGGAGCCAGGACGCTTGTCCAGCCAGCTCACCCGACCGATGTCACCCCGACTGATGCCGGCGTTTAGTTCGATGATGCAAGTGGAGTGACCGACTGTCCATGTGTGGATCGCCATGGCACCTTCTAGTTGAGGTGCAGAACACCCTCGGCCATAGTAGAACTTCTGCTCGTGATCCTGCGGGGGTCTCATCTCTGGGCCTTGGCTTTGGCTTTGGCTGCCGCCTTCTTGGCGGTCAGCGGATTGTAACCGCGCATCACCTTCTTCTTGGGAGGAGCCTTCACACCGTTCTTCTTGGCGATGCGCTCCTCGCGCTCACGTAGCTTCTTGACGATCATGGCCTTGATCGTGGCCGTGGGCTTGTTCGCCAGCTTCATATCGCGGGCTTCGGCGATGATGAGGTTGGCCTTGCCCAGTTCCAGTTTTGGGTAGACACCACAGGGTTTCTGCCGGCCGAGGTCGATGAACTGCGTGGCCGTCGTGCTGTAGGCGAAGTACTTCATCAGCATTTTGCGCCCCCTGGTCACCATCTCCATCGCGTCGTCGCGGTGCATGTGGCACGTCTCGTCAATCACCTCGGCCAGTTCCTTCGGGGTGATGGTGTGTGGCACCTCGACGTGCGTGACTCCGCCCTTGAACAGACGACGCTGGGTGTTGTCGTCCTTCATGTTCATGCCGACGCAGATGGGGACCACGCCGTTATTGTAGCCCTCGATGATCGAGCGGTTGAAGTGGTTGCCAAGCCCGTTGAACTTGTCGCTCCACGACATGTCGACCATGACGCGGCTGCGCTGGTAGATGGAGAACAGGCGGTCTGGGGTCAGCAGACCCTTGTACGCCATGTTCCCGCTGTCGAGCCCGCGCTTCCAGACCCCCTTGAACTCCTTGGGGCACTTATCCTTACTCATCATGTAGCGGCGCTCGATGCCGTCGCCTGTCATGATGACCTTGGACTTGGTCAGGTGCGGTGCCGCTTGGACCACCATGTCCTGGTGCTTCCACGCCTTCCACATGTGGGCGGCGACGCCCACGGGCTTGCGCTGGTTCCACCTGGGCATCGAGTCCCAGTCCAGCACGGGATGCGGTGCCCCGATGAAGGCGCGATACGTCGGCATCCACTCGAGACCGATATAGCCGGCCGGGGTCGTGCAGGCGATGCCTTTGAGCTTCGGCGCCACATCGATCATGTGGGGGTACATCTCGCGGAAGTGCGCGTCGTGGGCGATCATGATCTGCGGCGGCTTCACGTCGTAGAGCTCGAGCCAACGGCCAGCCGGGTCAGGGTTCGGGCCGGGGATCTCGTGGAAGATCATGTCGAACTTGTTGGCAATGCGCTTCCAGTTCGCCATCCCTTCGTCGCTGTCGTAGCCGAGGACGGGGAGCCAGTACCAGCCCTTCTCGGTGTTCGCCATGATCTGGCGACCCTTGTAGGTGCCAAAAGACGAGGGGTAGGTGCCGGCAGGCCCACCTTCGATCAGGGTCTTGCGGATGGAATGCGGTGCCTTGGCTCGGCGGAGGATCACGACCTTGACCTCGTGACCTGCCTCCTTGAGACCGCGGCACTTGAGCTCCAGGTCGGCCGTGATGCCGCCGTAGTCTAGGATTTCAAGGATGGTGAACAAGATCTTCATGAGGGTCTCTTTATCGGTAGCGGCCGACGTGGCGCAGTTTCGATTCTTTACAGCCTGGAGCCCGGCCGTATCGCTTGTTCCACAGCAGGTTCTGCTCCAGCTGGGTGAGGAGGACGTCGGCTTCGGTCAGCCACTCCAGTATGAAAGCCCGGCTGTAGTACGCATCTGTCAGGTCGCACTCGTAGGAGATGACGGTGCGCTGGGCCTTGCTCCTCCACGCAGTGAAGAAGCAGATCGGGCATCGAGCACCGGGCTCACGGCTCAGACTGTGTTGGTGCTCCATCTCGTTGGCGAAGCGGCGTTCGATCACCTCCTCGAAGACGTGACTACCAAGGTAGATGCCGTGGATCCGTGAATAAGAGCTCGGATGCGTATCGGCGAGAAGGCGGGCGCGCAGAGCCTTGATGTCAAAGTCACCGCTGCGGATCATGTGGTGCCGCATCTCGGTGATGACGCCGAAGAACGCTTGCCGGTCCTTCCACTCTACGAAGCGCGCGAAATGATGGGAGCGTACCATGATCAAGCCAGCGTGATGAACATGGCCTGATGAGAGTCGACTTCCCAACCGATCTCGCTCTTAAGCTCGAATAGGCCGGGCGCCAGCGTCTCGACACTGAAGGCCGCGCTGTAGACACCGGTCCGGTACGTGTCGGTCACGAACAGGGCCTCATTGTGGGCGAGGACTCGGTGCTCAGGATGCCGGTGGCAATCGCTGTGGATGTCGGCCCCATCGTAGGAGCCGAGCCTGCCTTGGAGGACTTTTGAGTAGTCCGATTCAACGGTCGTGTGGCTATTCGAGTCCCTGGACCCAACCAGATCTCCCCAGAACTGGGAGCCGATCAAGAATTGGGGTTTCGGCAAGAGGACGGAGTGCGGGGCCGTTGACAACGCGATCAGGTCGTGCATCAACTGATGACTGAAAACGGCCTCGGTCAATGTGCGGTCCTTGCGTCGTAGCCGTTCGAGGGCCTTGCGCTCACCCACCACGATCAGGGACTCGAAGGCGGTGATCAGTTGCTCGACCATCGTGCCGACGGACGGATCGGCCGGCGCCAGATTGATGGTGAACTCGGCACCCTGGTTTTCCCAGCATTGCTGCTTCGGGTGGGTCAGTGGTGCCAAGATGCGAGGAAGGATCGACTGCGAGTCGAACGTGATCTTCAGCCACGTCAGCACCTCGTCAGCCAGCTTCTTGGTCAGCTCTTCGGACGTGGCGATGTTCTTGAGCTGCTGTTCGGTGTATTCCATTTCGTTCTCCTGGGCTCAGCCCATTTGCCAGTAGTCAGCATCGTCACCGATGTGGTCGACCAGTCGATCACCGACGTAGGTGTGGCCCTCTGTGTAGACCGTCTCGGTCACGATGACATCCGGAGCCATTGGGCCCTCGTAGTGCTCGCTCTTGATCTCGACGGGCAGGCCCACGCGCTCCAGGCACTCAGCGACCCGGTCGTAGAACTCGGGCCGAGGATTGAGGTCGCATCGTGTGTATAGATCTGCACCTCGAAGCTCTCACCGGCCTGCGTGCCACCGCACTTGCGGCACTCGTAGCGGCAGTAGCACTTGAGCACGCCGCGTACGCGAGCGATCTGGTTGAGTGCCATGATCAGCTCGCCTTGTAGCTGTTCTTCAACCGATCCCGTTCGCCCATAGCCATCCCAAAGTGCTTGGAGATTTCGCACAAGCTAGAGCTCGCGTTAGGATTCGACAAGGGTACTAGGTGCGTGTGCATGTCCTTGGTTGACGTGGACCAGAGCCGGTGATGTGACAACTCGTGATTCAGATCCTGTGCGTACTGCGTAAGCACCTTGTCCATTGCGACTGAGCCTTGTGCAAGGCTGTAGTCATTGACGATGCGGCGGATACCAGCCGCAGTCCCGGGACCCGGCGACCAAATTTCGTTGATGTCCTTGGCCTTGCGCAGAAGACTGGTGTACGTCAGGTCACATGCTGCCTGGTTCGCGATGAAGAGGCCGACGCCGTGAACCTTGCGGTACGCGTCGAGCATCCCTCGGTAGGTGCCGGCGCTCAGGGCTTCGTCCAGCTGTTCCCTATGTGACCATACCTCCGGCAAGAAGAAGTTTGCAAGGTAGTCAGCCTTCGACCCAGTGATCTTTTCATGATGACGAGGGAAGACGGTGTTCACGACGTAAGCGCCCGTAACCAATTTCCCCTCTTTGCCTTTCTTGACCACGATAGACTGGAACAGCTTCCATGCTTTGGCTTGGCCACTGCCAACACGGAAATCGATTCCAACGGCCCTCATAGCATTCAATGTTGGAGGATGATTGATGACGCGGCCGACCAGCGCAGCGATGGCCGGGTTGTTTCCTGTCAGCTGCGGCTTCAGCCACTGATCCATGATCTCAAGAGTAACCTTGTCGATTTCTCTATACACGTTGCAAAACCTGGACGAACGAAGGATCGGATCCTTCGTCCATGGGGATGGTTGTCCCTCACGTCGACGCACGTAGATCATGTGGCGCTCGGCGCAGAAGCGGGCGGCGGCGCGCAGGCGATCCTTGTACTTGGTGCTCGTCCAGTCGCAGCAGAGACCTTCGAATGCGGGGACCAGCTCAGCTTGCGTTTGCGTTTTCATCGGGGACCTTTCGGGTCAGTGCTTGAAAGACGTCGTAGCTCTCAGGATCAGGGGTGGTGCCAGGGCCGCCTAGTGGCTCCCAACCACGGGAGATGTGGTCGTTAACAGCAGATGCCAGCTCGTCGAGCCAACTGGCCCAGACGATGGTGTATTCGAGTCTTTGTCCAGCCATGTCGGCTCCTGGTTCTTGAATTCGGGAACGGGCTGTGACCCGATTAAGGGGGACAGCCCGTGCGGTGCAGGTCAGAGGACGTCGGACTCGGCGCCGGTGCCAGGCCCCGTGTCTTCCAGCTGGTCGATCTTCGAGTACGGGTGGTTACCGCTGTCTGGCTGTCCGGTCGTCAGGTGCGAGATCGAACTCGGCTCACCGTGGTTCTGCAGCTTGGCGCCCGATTCGGTCTTGCCGATCGTGGCCTGCGCCTTGGCCAGCATCTTCTGATCTTCTGTTGGGAAAACCGTTCTGACCTCGCGAGATCCTGTGACTTTATGCCAGTCAGAAGTCATTGTGCCTGCGTGCAGGAGAAGCTGCTCCGCATGCTTCATGACGGAGTCCTTGTCGGCTCCATGACTGATCGTTGTCGAGATGGTGATCACGTTCATTCCTTGGGAGTTTCAGCAGAGACCAAGCCGCTCGCGTTCCCCCAGAGTGTCGTCTTCAAGGCCGGCTCTGGTGGAATAAACGAAGACATGTCTTTCAAGAACTTGCCGTTCGCGTCATGCTTGGGTATACCATCTGGACCGAGCTTCGTCATGTTGCTGCCCATGATGGCTTCGAGGCCGTTCTCGATGGGGAGACCGAACTTCATGCCTTCGCTGCGGCAGTAGACCATGATGTCGCCGAGCCAGTCGGTGATGTCGGTGAGGACGTCCTTCTTGGCTTCTTCCAGGTCGTGCAAGGCGAGGTCGGAGAACTCGAAGACCTTGGTCACCTTGTCTTGAGCCATGTCACGGCCGCCGCAGTCCAGCAGTGCTTCGCGAGCCAGGCTGTCAGCACTCACGACGTCAGCCTTGTCGTACTTACGCTCATTGTCACGGGATTGGATGATCAGCAGACGGGCCATGATCTCATGGCCTTCGTCGCACTCGTCTTGCAACGTCTTCAGGAAGCCGGTCATGCGCTGGACCGCCGACTCGGGTTCGCCGTTCGGCTTGTGCAGCTTGTAGAGCGACGGCTCGGTGTTGATCGGGAGCTTGTACATCGCGTTCATGCGACGGATGTTGAAGCTGAAGCTGTGGGGGCTGGTCAGGCGCAGGACGTGCGCCATCTGCTCCGCGGACAGCAGCGGGTAGGGCTTGGGAGTCGGACTCGACATGGGAATTCCTTCAAAGGAGGTGGGAGGATGCGGGGGCGGCAGCCCTTATTTACGGTTCTGTCAACCGAATGCTGTCTCGAGCGCGTTGACGAGCTTCGTAATGTCACACGCGTAGAAGCCACAGCTATTGAGCGTGCCGATCTCCATGATCTTGATGTGCGGAAACTGCTCCTTGTCGTCGACGAAGTAGCCGTTGGCCGGCACATGCTCAGCGACATCGATGCAGAACGCCTCGGCGGGACACCACTCAGCAATGCGGTCGCGCACGTACTGATGCACGCGCTCGTCGACGAAGGCCGAGTAGACGACGGTGTGGCCGCGCTTGTACAGGCTAGCGCTAACGATCTTGCCCTTGACGATCCAGAACCTGTACTCGGCGAAGATGTGCTTCGGATCTGCCACTTGAACCAGGGTGTCCTTGGTCAGGGAGTTGCCGAAGTCTTCTTCGAGGACACAGACCTTTCGGTGCCATTCCAAGAAGTCAGCACGCTCGAAGACATTGCCTGCGAAGACTTTGGAATCAGCAGTCGGGCGCATGAACATGCGTTCAGCGTCATCAGGCCAGGACACGTCGGCGAAGCGTGTAACAACCGAGTCGGCATTGAACATCTCGGATCCCCAATGCTTGAGCTGGACCTGGAAGTCAAAGGGCTCGAGATCGAAGACTCCTGGAATCCAACCGTGCTTGCAGGCAGCGTGCCGTAGCGAATACGAGCCCATGCAGATGACTGGACCGTCGACCTTCGGGGCCTCGGGCTCGGTCAACTCGCCGATGAAAGGTATGACCTTGTGAACCGAATACGGCAAGTCCAGATGCTGAAGCGTGTCGAGAAGCGTCTGGTATGCCTTCTCGTGGAAGAGGTTGTTCTGTAGGATCCAGTGCATGGTGGTTCCAAACTAGCGCGGGTTGTAGTAACCGCGAAAGCCGATGCGGAGCATGTTGACCTTGGCCAAGAAGTCCTTGAGCTTGCGCTTCTGCTCGTCGTTCAGGTCGCTGTTCGTGTAGAGGATGCTGGCCTTGGCATCGCCTTGGAGCACGAAGACCTGCGGGCTGACCAGCGAGCTGATCCACACGTTGTCAGGGCGGCCGCCTAGGAAAGTGACCGTCGTGTAGTGCTCGATCACCTTGGCCTCGTGGCAGATGTTTGGGTACTGTTCCATTATGGCCCACAGCTTCTCTTCCTCGACCTCGCCATTGATCCAGAGGCGGAACACGTCGCCCTTGGGTTCGACAGGGTTGACGATGTGAGTGCGTGGCACTAGCGCGGTCGTGGTCTGGCCAACGGTGGGTTGCGACGGAGGGATGGGGATGAGGTCGTTCATGATTTGGTCTTTCGATTCTGACCGCAGTGTGTGCAGGCACACATGTCTTCCTTGGCCAGGGAGACGCTATGGAACAGATTAGATCCGTACAACTCCAGTGCATCATGGTTAAGGCGGATGAGCAGACGATCGTAATCATCCGGTTTGCCATTGAGGGTTTTGCGCCAAGCCATGCAGTTGTCGTAGTCGAGTTTCCATCTCTTCCATGTGTCCTCGCCAAGGAAATCTCGGCTCTCGAACTCACCAATCTGTCGTGCGGTCAGTTTCACGGCCATTCCTGGTGTTGACCCGCTCATGTCCGGCTCCACATCATGTCCTGGATTTCAAGCATCAGACGGGCGGCCATCTTGATGTCTGGGGCCTTGCGAAGATCGCTCTTTGGATAAAGCGACTGTTGGATGTGGGCATCCATGTGGTCCGCGTACTGGACCACCTCGTTGTAGGTCCACTTACCGTTGCGGATGGCCAGGAGTTCCTCGGCGTCGGCACGCCGCACGTTGACCACGCCGGTCTCCAATGCTTCGGCGCCCATACGAAGCAGGCGGACCAGGTGCATAGCATGCTTCGTGTCGTAGCCGTGGGCCTCTTCCAACGCCGAGCGTGTGGCATTGCGCTCACGCTTCCAGCGCCAGTAGTTCTCCCAGACGGTGGACGCCTCGTCGTGTTGCTGCTTGTGGAACTGGACCAGCATCAGAGGAGCCGGGAGCTCGTGGACCTTGCCGTCATAGTCGGTGATCAGGACACCAACGCCGTCGTACAGGCGATGGGGTTGGTCGCAGCGGCGCTCACCTTCGAATTTGTACAGGCCGAACACGTTGTGGCCAAAGGGTACGAGACGGTGACCCTCGTTCCAGTCCTCGATGTTGAACTTCAAGATCTTGGTGGTCGTGAAGTTATGGATCATGGACACGTGATCGCGCTCCTGTGGCCGGCGCTCTGGCTGCGGGTTGGCGATCCAGCGGTTGTGGCCCTTGATGCGCTTCAGCTGCGACAGGGCGTAGCCGCTCGTCGTGAAGGCGATCTTCTTGCTAAGGAGCAGCGGTGCAGCGGCGCGAAGCATCTGGTAGGCCGGGCTGTCGACGATGACGTCACTCTGGTCGACCCATAGCGTCTCGATCACGTTCGGGTTGCACTTCAGCGCCAAGTCCATGAACTGGCTCAGCTCGTACAGGACGGTGTCCTGCTCGGCAGCGAGATTGGCCTCGCGGATTGGGAAGAATGGGGTGCGGACGTGGATCGGGTCGGCCACGAACAGGCCCCGGATGTCCACGTCGCTGGTCGGCAGGCTCGTGCCGTAGGACCGGCTGCCTGCGTAGTGCCGGCAGATCAGGTTGTCCACCGTCAGCTCTTCTGCGGTCTTGATCTTGCTCATATTAACTCCGGTTGTTTAGAGGCCGATTAGAGCTTTCAACTCCTTGACCTTCTTCAGTGGCATGTTGCCAGGATCCCAGCCCTCAGAACCAGCCGCCTTCATGGCTTTGGTTGGCTCGTCTTCGTTGCGGTAGCGCCAGTACGGGCTGTCGGGGCCCGTGAGGCTGAATGTGCGGACTCGCACGTAGTCGACAAGCAGTGGCTTGATCAACTCGATGGCGGCCAGTCCTGCGTCGTCGCCATCCATGCATAGGACAACCCGGCGCGCGCCCGTCAGCTCGATCATGCGGCTCTTGCGCTTGGACCAGGACTGGGTGCCAAGGATGGCGATGGCAGGGATGCCCAGGCTCATCAGCCGAAGGGCGTCACGTGGGCCCTCGACCAGGACCAGCGTCTTGATCCCCTTCTCATGCATGAGGGCCACGGCCTGGTCATAAAGGAACAGACCGTAGTCCTTGGACCAGCCACCGCTCTTGTTCAGGTACGAGGGCTTGCCATCCACCTTCTTGAGCCGTGCCCGTATATAGCCGCGCTCCTCGCCCTTGATCATGACGGGAAAGTAGAGCATGACGGGGCCCGGCCTGAACCCATCGTACAGGACCCGTACCTTCTTGCACCCTAGGCTGACCAGGAAGTTGGTCTTGATCTGGCGCCAGACCTTGCCCTTGGGGATGGGGCTGAACTTGAGCACCGCCTCTTCAGGCGTCTCGTCCTTCGCGCGCAGTGGCGCCGCGTACTGCGTCACAGGCTTGGCCCAGGTGTAGGGCTTGAGGCCGAGCTTTGGGGCCAGCTCGTCCCACGTCGCGACCTGACCGCAGCCATAACATTTTCCATAGCCCGGACTGTTGCTCGTGCTACTGTGGAAGACGCGGAAGGATGGGGTGCGCTCGCTGTGGAAAGGACAGGCGACGAAGGTCGAAGCCGAGTTGAGACGCTTCTTGGGCCCGCCGAAGTAGTCCAGCTGTTGGATCACGTGATCGAGCTTGCGTTGGTCCATGAGGTGTTGGTCAGTTGAAGAGGCGGCGTTCCAGCGCGTTGAAGGGCAGGAGTGCCGAGAACTCGGACTTGCGCATCCAGCTGCGCCACTGCGAGCAGAGGACCTCGGTCCGCAGGAACACGAGACCAGCCGTCGGGAAGCGGTAGATCAGGAAGCGCAAGGGATGAACGTCGAGCACGCTCATGATGAGGCTGGGGTTGGTCGACCAGAACAGGTAGGTAGTCTTATGCTGGACGTCGAACAGGCCGATGATGTGTAGGGGCCAGTCCATGTCGTTTGAGAACAGCGTCAGCGTGTGGTGACTGCTGGTGCTGATGGTATTTACAGCACCGACCACAGACTGAAGCTCGTACGTTCCGTTCAGCACGGACTGGAGCTTGGCCTTGTAGTTCGGTCCGTCCTCCGAGTCGAGCTGGGCAAGGCGCGGTGCTAGATGCTCGATGCCACGGCTGTAGAAGACCTGGAGCTGCTTGTCCCGTGATGGGATGGACAGCGTCGTGTCCTTCAGGTCGGTGGCCATGCGCCAGCGGCCACGGTGAGGGCCGACCGGCTGACCCTCGTGAGTGTGGCCGATGCCGAAGTCGAGCTCTGGGCCACCTCCAAGACTCATGTAGCCGAAGAACTTCATTTGGTCTTCCTCTTGGGTTTACGTCTAGCAGCCTTCGCGTCGGCACGCCGCTGCTTCCTGTTCCTGGGATCAGGCGGCGGCCCGCTGTTCTGGTGAGTGACCGTGGTTGGGGTCGAGTCGTCTGAGGGCGGGCCCATCAGCCACCCCGCTCGTGCCGGTGGTCCAGCACCGCAATGTACCGATCCTCGGCTTCGCCGTCCAGCATGTCCTGCATACTGGGACGAGGGCAGGAAGGGGCGAAGCCAGCGAACTCGCGTGCACGGCGCATGTCGTCCTCGCTAACCATGAGGTCAATCGGAGGACCGACGCCGAGGATCGCGTCCTTCGCGGCTTGCAAGTTGATGTCGGCCTGCGTCGGGTAGACCGTGTTGCGGTAGATGTTGCCCAGATCGCTGGTCATGAGCAGCGTGTGGAGGGCGACGGGCTCGATCGGAACGATCTGTTCGGCGACTCCGAGGCCGATCTGGCTGTAGACCTTGGTCTGTCCAACGCACCACCGGGACTGCCGGTGGGCGAGGCGGTGCTTGAGATGACGGACTTTCATGCGGTCTCCTTGGTCTTGGTGCTGGCCTTCTTCAGAGCAGCGGCAGCCACGCGAGCAGCCTTCGCCCGAGCCCCGGTGTCGACATCGTAGGCGGCCAGGGCCTCCTTGATCTCGGACTCGAGGTCAACGTTGAGCAGCGGCCACTTCTCGTTCAGCAGCTTTAGGCACTCATCGTTGCGCCACGGGCCCAGGATCTTGCCCATGATGACGGACTTCGGCTCTGATAGGAGCTTGTCACCGATGCCCTTGTCCACAGCCTTCTCGAGGATGCCCAGCAGTTCGGGCAGGGCCCATCCCCACTTGTGGCTCTCGGTGTCCTTGACGCCGATTTCCATCTCGATCTCGGGCTCGACCGTGAAGTCGAAGCCGAACTGCTGTTTGTAAGCCTTGGTGATCCCGTACGTCATGTCGTACTGGAGCATGTGGAGGAAGGGCAGCACCATCTCGTAGGGCACGGTGAAGTACGAGGCATCGTGGACGATGCGGTTGAAGCGGATGCCGAACTTGGCCTTCAGGTCGTAGTCCATGATGGCCTTGATTCGCTTGAGGTTCAAGTAGTAGCTCCTCATGACCAGACGGCTGGCCTTGACCGCGATCTCCGAGGCGAAGCCCTGGATAGGCGCGTTCATGCCGCGGCGGACCTGACGGTTGACGATCTGCTTGTCCTTGGTCATGGTGGCGTACAGGTGCCGGATGCGACCGATAGGGCTGTAGACGTACTGCTCGTCCTCGGCCAGCTTCTTCATCTTGTCGATCCAGCGCTTGCCAGCTTTAAACGAGGCAAACATCTTGTCGATAATGCCAGTCGCGTAGGCAGTACGATCGGCCTCGATCAGCTTCTTGTACTGGATCTCGAGCTTGGCCAGGGCCAGCTTATCTCCCGCCTTGTAGGCGACACCCATCTTTTCCTTAAGGACATTGAGTTCAGCTTCCTTGGTATCGTGGCCCAATGTTTCGGCGCTCTTACCGTACAACGTGCCAAAGACAACCTTCTTGATGGCCTCACGCAAAGGATCACTCTTCTCAACCCACTTACCAAAGAAGACAAAGACATTTCTGATATGGCTATCGCCTTCTTTCTTCAATCGGTCTATAAGTTTCCAGGTTGCCTGTACGCGCTTTGGGAGCTTACCAAATTCGGCATCGGTCTTGGGACGTTCACCGAGCGGCCTTGAAGGGTGAAGCTTTATGAACTGCTGTCGTAGCTGCTGTCCTATTCGGAAAGTCTCCGCCAGTGCCATGTCGCCGCTGACAATCGACCAGCCACGCACTTCGTGGGCGTTGTAGTCGAACCGGATCAGCAGGTGCCCGTCCGGCGCGATGAACATTTCCTTGATGATCTTGCTGAGCTTGCCGCGGGCCGGGATGTTCTGCAGATTGGGACTACGCGAGGCAAGGCGACCCGTGTCCACCGGGAAGAACACGACGTCCGACCTCAGGTGATCATCGTACGTGCCATCGACCGTGCGGCTGATGACCTTGTACCAGCCCTTGACATAGGTCGAGAGGAGCTTGGTAGCCTGCTGGTACTCGCCGAACTTGGCGACCAGGAAGTTGCGGTCCTTGTACGTTTCGATGAACGCCTTGTTGATGGACGGGGCTCCGGTGTCGGTGGTGTCCACCGCCTCCAGGCCCATGATCGTGAGGAATAGCTTGATCTTGTGGGCAGCCTTGTTGAAGCTGAACATCCATTGCTTGCTCCCCTTCTTGGCGTTGGCGGCCGCACCGGCGCCGAAGGTGGAGAACAGATCCTTGGCTTTGAAGCCGGACTCGGCGAGCAGTTGCTTGTTCGCCTCTTGTACCTCGGGGAAGGCTTTGAACTCGGTGTTCAGCTCCTTGATGGCTTTGGCGAGGACCGAGTCAGGCTGCATGAGCGACCGCAGGTATCGCTTGTTGACCAGCGAGCCGGCCTCCTTCAGGTGACTGAGCTGATGGACCGTGTCGCTCATCTGGTGCATCATGTGCGCCTTGAAGAACGGCGTGTAGCTCTTGCCCATGATGTGCTGGAAGCGCGAGCGGGCAAGCTGGCTGGCCTTGATACCGATGAGGCCGACCACGTCCATCGACGCGTACTTGAGGAACCCCTTGTCGCCAGGGTCGACCGAGCCAACGGTCTCGCGATCCTTCTTGGAAAAGGTGAGGTCGCCTCGGATGTAGAAGTCGTTGCCGTACTGGAGCAGCACGCCGGCCAGTCCATTTGGGCTGATGCCACCTTCCTTGACCCCGATGCCGGTGAGGGACGAGGCATTCTCATCCAGCAAGTGCTCGCCTGCCATGCACTCCCAGACCGGCATGTAGATGATGGGCAGCCGCAGGTTCTTGCGGATGAGGCGCAGGTCGAAGATGCCGTTGAAGGTGATAAGGAGCTGCTTGGCCTTCGGGTTGCCGAAGCGGCGGCGCAGCTCGCGCTTGATGATCAGCCGTTCCTCGGGCGTGAATGGGTTCTTTTCATGCGGGTGATCGATCGGCAGCACGTACCCGACATCGGGCGTGTGGTCGAACGCCATCTGCATGGTGTAGACCGGATTCTTGTTGACGGCCAGGCTCTTCGCCTCGGTGTCCAAGGCCACCTCACTGGCGCGATCAAAGCCCGCCATCATCTCGCGAAAGCGGGCCATCGTGTTGACGTACCGAGGCTTGGGCTCCAACGTGGCCAGCGAATGTGGAGTCTCACCAGTGAGCAGGGCTGCGAAGTGGCGGCACCAGAAGCCAAGGAGGTTGGCGTACTGACCCTGCTTCTCCAGCAGGTGGCTAAAGTCAACCGTCGAGGTGACGGTTCGGCCGTCGATCTTGTGGACCCAGCCGTTCTTCAGCTGGGCGAAGGGCATCGGGTACAGGACGTTGAGATTGCCGCTGAACAGGATGTGGGTCGGGTTCAGCTTCTTGATGATGGCGAGGGTACGGGCCCGGAACTCCGACTCGGCCTCGGCTTTCGGGGTACCCTTCAGGTGCAAGTGGCGGAAGCTTTGGTGGTTGACAACGCACAGGCCGTTCTCACGGAGGTCCTTGTCGCCTAGGTGCTGGTTGGCGATGCGTCGGGCGTACTTGTAGCTCTCGACGAAGGCCGTCCGGACTCCTTGGTCACCAAGGATTTTTCCAGCCTTGATGTCGCGCCCGTCTACCGACTGCAGAATGACGAGGACCCGGCGCTTCTGGTTGGCCCAATCGTTGTCGATCGGGAACGTCAGCTTCCAGCTGCGCTGGTTGCCGTCGTCGTAGGTGATGGTCTTGTTGAGCATGAGTATCCTGGTGGTGCCTAGGGCTTGGCCTCTATTTACCGTCCGCCTCCTTGAGGTCCTTCCTCAGACGGAGCATGAAGCGGCCCACCTGCTCCTCGGTCGGGTGACCCTTGAGACCGACGTGGGCGCACCATTGCTGAAGCGTCATCTCCTCAGCAGTATGGACGCAGGCGTGGGTCTCGCGGTGCTGCCACATGCAGCGGCCGGGCTTGAGAGGGCAGACCGGGACCACGATGTCTGCCTTCACGGCAATGCACCAGGTCATGATTGTTGCTCCTTACACAAGTCAATCAGGTGAGCTAGGGTCCGGTAGTCCAACATCTGCTTGGCACGGACCTCGGCCCAGGTCAGTTGGGGTGGACTCAAGTCAACTTTGAGGGTTCCCAGCATAGCCGAGTGATCCTGGGCCGCGCGCTCAAGACTTCGCTGACGGGCCTCCTTCGAGGTTCGGCTCTCTGGCACCCACTCCAGCACTGAGTGGTCGATCTCAGTAACGTGCACGAGGGGCTTGACGTGCTTCATGCTGGGTCCTCGATTCTGGAGAGGGCCTGGGCCTCGGAGTCGATCATCTCAAGGGCAACCACGATCTTGCTCGCCGTCTGGGCGCTCTGGTGGGCAAAGAAGTCTTGCGCGCTCTGCCAGAGGCGGATCTGGGTCGTGATGGCTTCGAGCTTGGTCGGCTTGAGGTACCTGAACGGAACAGGGAAACCTTGGCTCGCCGTAGGATGGCGCGCCCAGAGTAGCTTCCCCTGCTGCAAGAGGGGCTTGTCCTCCATCTCTTTCAGGTCAGCCTCGTTGACGAGGACCGGGTGACCCAGCCCTGCACCTTCGGTCACCAGGTACATGGTGGTCTTTGGCTTGTCGAAGTCTTCGCTCATCGTACACCTCCTGCCTTGCCCGGCTCCTGCCTTGCCCGGCTCCTGGGTCGGACCGCGTCGCAGACCCGGCATCGCCATCATGGCCATTGCCGACTGCTGCGCCGCCTGTTTCACCAGCTGACGAGCGACCTGCTTCCAGAGCTGGGCCAAGTCCAGCAGGTAGCGGTCGTGCACCGTGTAGACGTGGAGGAAGCGGCCGGTCTTGGTGGTCTGCAGCTCGATCTGACCGAGGCGCTCGATCTTCATGACCCTGGCAAACCATTGACCGTCGACACGGCGGTGTCCGTAGGCGAGGCGGCGTGGCCACGAGTGGACGCCGGGACTGTAGTCACAGAGTCTGTACGGCACGTGTCTGGACAGTAGTTTGTTGGTCAGCAGGTCGTAGGTGAGATGAATCAGCGTGCCACCTGTGGTGATCAGGCTGTTGACTTTGAGCTTGGGCACGAGATGGGACTTAGCCATGAGGGGCTCCTTCGGGGTTGGGCGCGGGTGCGATGACAGGGGCCTTGGTCACGTCCACACCCTCGACGAACTTCCAGATATGGTCCGGACCCACCTCGTAGATGCCGGTCTCGACCCGGGTCTTCTTACGCTTCTCACGAAGCAGGTCGAGGCTAATGTCGGTGAAGAGGACGGTGCGAGCCCGCTTTTGCCCAGGCTTCCACTTTGGGCTGAGGCGGCAGAGCTTGTAGCTTATGAGGATGGGCACGTGAGGCCTCCGTGAGTTCCGGGATTGGTGCAGTGGTAGTTGTGGGCGGTCTCGACGTGATCGAGCATGTCGAGGCGGGCCCAGAACTCGCCGCTGTAGTTGGCCTTGAAGTCGAGCTTCATGGTCAGCAGGTTGTCAACACTGCGTGTGTGGACGCGGCCGTACTCGGTGACGCGATCGGTCGGGGTCCACGATGACTCGTGACGCTGCCACTCACGGATGTCGAAGTCTCGGACCACCAAGTCATCGGGCAGGGACTGGATGAAGGCCAGAAGCTGTTGCTTGTCCATCATTTGGCAACTCCTTGAAGAAGACGTTTGCGGAGGGCCGTCGCCTTGTCCTTCAGCTCTTGTGGCTTGGACTGGGCGGCCATCCAGTTTTCGAAGAACTCGTCGGTGCTAACCTCGACAGCCGAGCCCTGACTCAGCTCCTCTACCTGGGCCAGCGCTGCTTCGGCCTCAGATTTGACGGCCAGCGTCTTGACCACGGTCAGATGTTGGTAGTCGCTGGCATTGATCTTGCCTCTGATGATCAGCTTCACCAGATCCTGAGGGGAAGCTGGGATCAACTTCAGGTCAGCCTTCGACTCGACGGTGATGGTATGAAGGCGGTACGTCGGGCGTATGGGAACCATCTCCACGTTCCAGCCGTCGTCGTTGGTGATGTGGGCAAAGAACTTGTCCCCCGACTCGCCGAAGTTGGTCTGGTACGTGGTGCCGGGGTAGAAGCTGTTCCTGATCCGCTGCATCGTGTGAATGTGGCCGATCACGCAGTGCGCCTTGGACGTCGACATGCCGTCCTTGTCGTTGAGACGACCGCTGTCAGTCTTCGAGCCGTGAACGTCGACGTGAGCGAAGTTGAGACGCCCCTTGTGGAAGTTCTGGTGAGGCCAGGGCAGGAAGCGGACCGGATGGCCCCCGATCTCAACGTCGGTCACCTCGGTGTAGAGCACGACGTTCGGCCGCTTCCATAACTCGAGCACCTGGAGGCTGTGACCGGCTTCGGGGTTCGTGTCGAACAGGTCGTGGTTGCCCGGGTAGATGTGGAACCGGAACAGCGACTTGCTGTCGTACCGTGTGCTGATGATGCGGTCCAGCGCGAGCTGCGCCTGATAGCTCATGCGAGGATTCTCGCACAGATCGCCGAGCAGCACGATGTCACGGACGCCATGTTTGCGCGCGTACCTAAGCGGCTGGTCGATCACCAGATCGGCGACCATCGCGTCCGGTTCTTCGAGGTAAGCACTGAGGCCGCCCTTGCCGACGGAATCCGTCAAGTGGAGATCGCCGATTGAAACGATCATGTCAGTGGACGCTCGATGCCGAGTGTTCCTGTGCCAGACGGGCCATCACCTGCTCGACGCCATCGGTCGGGTCGACGTAGGTCTCCGAGCCGAACACGTCCATGTTCGTGGTCATAGTGAGACGGGTCTTGTCGGCGTGCGAACCGCTGAGGTCATCACGCATGAAGATGTCGCCCATGAAGATGTGGCGGAAGATGGGGTGGCGCACACCGTCGACGGCCGAGTAGTAGGTGATAGAGACCGAGACCGCGGGCTGCTCTTTCCGACGATAGACATGGTGCATCACCTCTTGGAAGGCGGCGCCGGTCATCGCGTGGGTCAGCTGGAGTTCGCGGTACGGCTCGAGGCTGGCGTCCACGCCTTCGTCTCCCACTTCACCGCTGTCCTCCTCGTCAGCGTCTTCTTCCTCGGCCTCCGAGTCGGGATGATCGAGGCCCAGGCTAAGGGCGTCTTCCTCGTCTTCACCGAAGTCGTACTCGGTCTCCTCGTCGTCCTCGAACGGATTCGGCGCCAGGACGTAGGCCCAGTCGGAGACCAGGGAGCCCAGCTCCTTGAGCTCACGGGTCGGCACACCGTTGCCATCGACGACGAAGAGCTGGATGTCGAAGTCGTTGGCGTTGAGGATCGTGTTGTTGGCGGCCATGATTGCGGGATCGGACATGTGAAACCTTGGGTTGTTGGTGGACTAGCTGTCCACTATTTACGGTTCGGGCCGCGGTCGGCGGCGGGCCCGGTGCGCGGCGCAATCGTACTAGTCCCAAGTTGGAAACCTACATGTCGTGCAGCTCTCACGACCTGTCGTAGACAGTGACCTGAAGACCGGCCCTCAAATACCAGTGATGTAGTACGAGGGTAAGACCTAGTACGAGGGCTGTCTTCCGTGTCACGACAGGCTGGACTCGCTCCGCTCATCCAGCCGCCAGGCTACGCTGGCGCCCCTGTGTCATCTGTCATTCGGGGTCGGGTGTCGCTGACGCTCCACCCGACGACACTTGGCGCTTCGCGCCTCGTGCCAAACATACATCCTACATGAGGGTCTTATATAAAGGGTGATGATGGATGTATGTTTGGGGTTCGGGGTCGTATAAAACCCCCTGGAAGGATGTACTTTGTCATCATCGTGTACAGCCCAAACCTACATCACAAAACATACATCCATGATCGGCTTATAGATTCAACCGCCCATCATGACAAACCTTAAAGACAGGGCAACGAGTGGAGACCACCATCATGGAAGAAATCAAGAAGAGGAAGTTCTACTACATCGACGCAATGCCCGGCGCGGGGAAGACCGAGTACTTCGTGTCGCGTGCGGTCAAGCTACTGATGACCGACGACCCAAGGATCATCCTCGTCTACGTCGCTCCGACCGTGGCCCTGATCCGTGAGGCCTACGCCCGCGTGTTGGTCAGGCTTGAAGATGAGTTGGATCTCAAGCCAAAGGCATGGGCGCGGGCCAAGGCCAGGGCCATCGCCAACACGTTCGTCGTCGCGAACCCAAACTCGGTGGAGCGGGTGTTCAAGCCAAAGAAGGATGAGACTCGCCATCTCCAGTACCAGGTCATCTCTGACCCACCATCCTTCGCACTGAACTACCTGTTCGGCATCACCAGCCGCGACGACTACAGGTCCAGGAAGTACACGCGAGGCTTTTTCCACAGCCTGGAGGGCCCGGTCCCGTTCGGCTCTCTCATCATGACGACCCACGAGTCCTTCGTCCGGGTCCGCAGGTTCGACGAGGCTGACTCAAGCTTCGACCTACTCAAGAAGATGGAGATCATCTTCGACGAGGCGCGCAAGTGCGTCCTGTCATCGAAGCGCATGGTGCTGAAGAACTCGTACATGCGGTTGCTGTTGCTGGATCTCATGGACATAGAGGTTGTGAAGGCCAAGTCGACGCCGCTGCTCAAGGGATTGACCATGTCACAATGGACCCTCGGCCAGGTGGCCACTCTCAAGAGCGCCGACGAGTTCAAGCAGCGCTTCCAGGTGCCGTCGCTCACTCTGCTGCCTGCCCAGGTCAGGGACATCCGAAGCCAGTTCGAGAAGGCTGCGGCCTCCGAAGGCCGGGGTGCAATGTTCCTGCTGTCAAACTTCAACCCGGAGGACATGATCGACCGCGCCGAGCGGAACGTGCTCCTGTACCTGGTCCAGAAGCCGACGAGCCTGTTCGATGGCTACGGTCGTGTGATCCTGACCTCGGCGTTCTTCCGAGACAGTCAGATGTTCCACTTCTTGAGGGAGGACGGACACGTCTTCATTGACTTGCAGAAGCACTCCAAGTCGAAGGACACACCATCTATCAAGTCGATCTCCGAACGGGATGCGCGCTTGCGGGCTGCGGCATCGAAACGCCTGGTCGTGGCACCACTCCTCAAGCCCCCGACCAACATGGACGGCGAGGCGACTCAGCGCAACCTGACCCGAGCACTTCTGGACTTCGGCATGGTGATCCCGACCAAGCTCGCTGCCCAGATCCAAGGCAAGCTGAGCCCACAGATGCCCATAGGTGAAGTCTTGTCTCGGTTGGCCGCGGACAAGCATGTGATGCCCGCTCATCCAGAGCTGGAGGCCGAGCTCAAGAAGTTCACGGTGCCACCTCTGTGGGTGCTAATCTGGCAGGCAGCCAAGATCTTCGTGGGTTGGTCCAAGGGGCAGCCGAACATGGGGTATCACCCTCTGTCACTGCTGACTCTGAACGCTCCACGCAAGGGCGAGGAGACCCACGGTCGAACCTGGGCGCCGAACGGCATCCACTACCTGGGCATCATCTACCGGATCGTGGCCTACGGACACTTCGTCTCAAAGCACGGGCGGAACCACGACTACTCAGGCTCCGACGCCGAGGACGCCGAGACCCTGCAGGAGGCGGACCGCATGGGTGACGTCTGGCCACAGCGATTGAGCAACATCCTGTTCAGTGGTCGGCCTGAGGTGGTGTTCACCGTGCCTCGGACTCCGCAGCTTCACGGCATCAACAAGTACAGCAATCGACGCGGGTTCACTCACCTCGCAGCGCTGAACCCGGACCCTGGTCTCATCCGTGTGTACGCTGGCCTGATCCCGAAGTACGACGTGGACCAAGACCACTCGATCGAGAACCTGGTCCAGACCCTGTACCGAACCAACCTGCGTGATCCCGATGGTGTGGGCCCCGTCCTCATGATCGTTCCGTACATGACGGGTGCCCACCTCCTGGCCAAGAAGATCAAGTGCGAGCCGTTCAAGGTCTGGTGCGTGCCGACCCTGACCCCTCTGCGTCACAGCAAGACGGTGGACCCTGAGGACGAGGCACGCCGCATCGCCGCGGTCAAGAAGGCCACACGCAAGTATATCCCAGACCAGTCCAAGGAAATCCGCTCCGTCCTCAACCTGATCGTGCAGGCGAAACGTCGCCTCGTGGTCAATCCCGACTCCGCCCGCATCGTGGCCACGGTCAAGAAACACGAGACGACCCTGGCCAAGCTACGGGCCAGCGCCTCGATCACGAAACAGTAAATATGCCTAAGCAACCTACCCGTCCCTCGCGGGACAGTGTTTTCCAACTACTCCTTGATCTTCAAGAATCTGGAGGAAACCTAGAGACCGAGCACGACTACATGGAGATGGCGCCCTCGTACGACATGGACCCCCTGATCAACCGGATCCTTAGTGCGGCCTGCTATGTCTTCGGTCCTTATGACACAGGAACCGAAGAGAGACGTGACCAGGAGAAGTTTTTGGCTGATCTCGTCAAGACGCATCGTCGCAGCGGCGTCAACAGGATTATCCTCAAGCATTGCCCGAGCCTTTATGAAGACGAGGAAGACTGACCGTGCAATCCATCCTGTTCAACGTCGATAGGCACGCGATGCGACATGTTGTGCCTGGCCCTGTCTTCCGACAAGGGGTCTTCAAGTGGCGTCCCTCCGACAAGGATGGAGACGACGCGGCGATCCAGCTCCAGGGTCTGGCCGACTGGCGCTCCAACCCGCACGGGCCTGTCCGCTTCATGGTCACTGCGTGGGATCAGTTCCACGCCGACTACGTGGCGGCTTGGCTCGTGAATCAGCACATCGATCATGGTCCTCATCACGAGGTGCTGTGGCTGTCGATGTGGGATGACAAGCCCGACCGCTACACCGGCGCCGTCCCAGGCCCGGTTCCACGCGCGAAGCGCGAGATCGAGCCCACGCTCGTGGTCGCCACCGGCATCGGCGTCAAGGCCAGCCGCGTGCAGAAAGACAAGGTCCGCGATCTACACGAGCGGTATCCCACCGTGCCCCTCATCGTCGCTGGCTTCGGCCTAGCGTACTCGCCTCGCAAGCTGGCCGCCGATCTGCTGCTGCCACTGCATCGCATGCTCTACATTCTTCCCTTGAGGTCCCATGAGTCCGCAACCCAAACCGAGGTCGCTCCTACGTGAACCGAGCACACTCCTCCGTCTGCTGACGGAGGCGTGGGTCGCGCACGACATGCCAACGATCCAACACGTGATGGACGTGCTGGCTCACGAGTCGAAGGGCCCAGGCTTCGTCACGCGCAAGCCCCATCGCATGGCGGCCCAGCTCGATGCCCTGATGGAAGACCGGCTCGTCAAGGAGCACACTGACCTGAAGCAGAGCCGAGCCGACGCCGAGTACGGTGCCGTCACCGAGGACAGCGGTTGGACCTCCAAGATCGCACCTCCTGGCCTGATCCAACGCCTGGTCGCCAAGACACTAGACGGTGACCTTCCTGAACGCGACCCGACGCTTGACGAATTGCTGGCGGGCCAAGGTCGCAAAGTCGTGAAGAGCCCGCCGCCGATCGTGATGACGCAGGGCCAATCTGATGCGTGGGACAAGCTGATCGTCTGGCTCAAGGACGACTACCCGTTCTTCGTGCTAAAAGGCTTTGCCGGCACCGGCAAGAGCTTCCTCATGAAGAAGCTGCACGAGCTGACGGCGTACAACCTCTACTTCACGGCTCCGACGAACAAGGCGACGAAGGTTCTGTCCGACTTCATCGGCGAGCAGTGCCGTACCACCTACAGCCTGCTTGGCCTCCGCATGGTCGAGGAAGACGACAAGCAGGTGCTGTCGAAGAGCGGACGCACACCGCAGCTTGGCCCGAAGCCGATCATCGTGATCGACGAGGCAGGCATGATCCCCCGTTTCATGGCCGACCTGCTCAAGGATCTGGCCGACAACCACGGTTGGCGTGTGATCTTCGTGGGCGATCCTGCGCAGCTCAATCCTGTGAAGGAGAGCCGCTCCGTCGTCTGGTCATTCGCCGAGCGTCACTACCGCGCCCTCCTCACTGAGGTGAAGCGGTTCGACAACCAGCTCTTGGCTCTCTCGATCAAGATCCGCAGTCGCCTCAAGCTCAAGAAGTACGGCACGTCCCCCATCAAGGATGACAACGATGGGAAGGAAGGCGTGTTCGTCATGCCGCGCCGACAGATGATGGATATGATGAAGGGTTTGACCATCGACGACTGGAAGACCACGAAGGTCGGATGCTGGCGGAACAAGACGGTCAAGCAGTACAACGACTGGATCCGCAAGAACCTGGGGCTCGAAGGTGAGTACGCGCCTGGGGACCTGATCATGATGGCGGCTCCCATCACGGACAGCGAGAAGCGCGTCATCGCTTTCACCGACGAGGAGTTCCAGATCCGCTCGATCGAGGACCGCACGTTCGAGATCGAGGAAGGTCCCATCGAGGCGCGTGCCATCACGCTGTACGATAGCAAGATCGTGCTCTACGTGCCGAAGGACCAGTCGCACCTGAACGAGATCCTCAGCCGCCGTGCCAATAGGGCTTCCAAGTGCGAGTCGCACGAGCGGAAGCTGCTGTGGCAGCGCTTCTGGAACCTGAAGAATCAGTTCCATCAGATCCGACACGGATTTTGTTTGACTTCGCACCGTCTCCAGGGATCCACCCTGGAACGCATCTTCGTCGACCAGAGCGACGTGCTTGCCAACCCAGACGAGCGCGAAGCGTATCGTGCGCTCTACGTCCTCACCACGAGGCCGACCAAGGCCCTCTACACCTTCTGAGACCCCATCATGCTCCTGCTCATGGTCAACGAATGGCGCGGTCCCGGCAACGCCATGATGAACCGCGGTGAGACCTTCCCGGTGACGAACACGCTCCTCTCCTTCTCGTATCTGAACGAGAAGCGATTGGATCTGGCTCTCGGCTTTCTACACGCCCATCAACGAGCCTATAACCTTCACTACCCCCTGGCTATCGAATTCACGCTGCTCGCCGTCAGCACAGTCCAAGACCTGAGCGCTGAGATCCAAGAGTCGATGCGGATCGAACGCATCGAGAATCTTGTCATCACCCAGGATGGCTTCAAATGAACGACTCCGCAGCAAGACCCGTCATCCTCCAGTTCGAGGGCCAGTACGAATTCCTGTCCAACTTCTTCATGCGACCCATGATGTACCGCGCTCTGCGTTGGCCCAGCAGTGAGCATGCGTATCAGGCCATGAAGACGAGCGTGTTGCGTGAGCAAGAACGCATCCGTCTCGAGGCACCACACGCGCGTGATGCGAAGCGCATGGGTAATCGTGTGACGCTCCGTCCTGGCTGGGATCAGCGGAAACTTCATTTCATGAAAGCTATCATTGACCACAAATTCGTACTCAAGTCTCCGCTCGCACAAGCGCTTGTCGATACCGACAACGCGATCCTGATCGAGGGCAACCGACACGACGACCGATTCTGGGGTCAGGTCGATGGTGAAGGCGAAAACAATCTTGGCATCATCCTCATGAATCGGCGTCAAGCGCTTCTTGATCTCGGAGCGAAAAGTGTAAATAAGTAGTGACCCCAACGTCAACCCACAACCCAGGAATACTGAACATGACCACTGAATCGACTCAAGATCAAACCGCCGAACAAGCTCAGCAACAGGCAGCTCAACAAGCGCGGCCTGCGGCGCAGGCCGCGTTCCTCGCGAAGTATCCCCTGGCGCTGGCCTCGTGGTTCGAGCCCGGCAAGGGTCTCACTCTCGGCCTGAGCCCGCGTGGCGCTCAGGGACCCGATTCCATGATCGCGAAGATCGTGTACGAAGACCTGGCCATCGTGGAACACGACCTCGACGCCTGTCTCAAGCATGTTCGCGCCTCCCTCCAATCTGTCATCTACAGCAACGCATTCGGTGCCGGCCGCGCATCCGTGGCTCAGGAGCAGGCGGAAGCCCAGAATTCGCAGCCCGACGACGAGATCGAGGCTGCACTGAAGGATGCTCTAGCCGACGCCGCCACCGAAGTCAAGGTGGCTGACTCGTACGACCATCCGGACGACGAGATCATCGATCTGAGCAAGTCCTCAGTGGAGGATCCGGAGATCGATCAATGAGGGTCATCTACACCGACCCGAACGGCGTCACAATCTTCGCAGCTGACAACGAGACCAGTGGGCCTCCAGGCAATCGCTACCTGGTATGTGGAGTGCAGTCTCAGGATCCACACGATCCTGGTATCAAGCGCGACCTCATTGCCAGGATCCTGTTCCAGAACGGCGCCATCACTCCCGAGAAGCCGCCCAACGGCGTGACCATCGAGCACCTGCTCGCCGTCTGCATCGACCGGACCCGTGTCAAGAACATCATCGTTCCTAGCGACGCCAACGCGAAGGCCATCACCCTGATGGACCAGGCGCTTCAGGCTCTCGAAGCCAGGTCCGCAGATCGTGTGGCGCGCGGCATCGTCGGCACGACCCAGACCTAGAACAAGACGGCCGCCGCTTCATCAGCGAGCGGCCGCGTCCGAGAAGGCAACGCGCCTTCCAACAAAACACTGCACCGTATCGGCAACTGCACTCCTCCAGCTCCCTACACATCTAGGAGCATTCACCAGGAACACCATCATCATGGCTCAGAACGACAACACACTCACCATCGCCCAGCTCGAGCGCGGCACCATCACCGACCCGATCTGGGCCCTGAATGGCAGCGCCAGTTCCAAGGTCCGCGCCCAGGGCGAGGTCCACGTCGGCATCCCCAAGCAGAACGGCACAAAGACCGACGACCTGCACCTGCCGCAATCGTGGCTTCCGGTCTGCCTGACCGAGCAGGTCCCGCGTCGTCAACTCCTCGAAGCGTCCGAGTTCCGCAACGCGGTGGCCAGCGGCCTGATCATCCCAATCACCGAGGACTACGCCCTGGCCCTCCTGTCCCAGGAAGGCGCCCAGGAGGAGAAGGACCGCCTCAACGAGCGCGAACAACAGATCAAGGACGCGACTGCCGCCCGCACTATCCAGGGTTCTGGCGCCGACGTGATCACCGTCGAAGAGCTGACCAACATCAACGCCGGTGCTTCTGTGGCCGGGGCCGAGGACGACAAGCCGAACGCGCTGTCATCTGGCTTCACCATGTTCGTGGCCAGCATCAAGGACAAGGCGCCGATCGAGGCCCTGAACCGCATCCGCAGCCGCGGTCAGTACACGAAGCCCGAGATCAAGTACATGCTGAAGGAACTCCAGCACAACGAGAAGGTCGTCGCCTTCCTCAAGCCGCACGCCAACTGACCGGGCCTGGGCTGACCTCCGTTTGCATGACGATGCGGAGCGTCTGCACAGGATCAAACCGTGATCCAACCAGGACCCATGAGGGGTAACTGGTATAGGGGTAAACCCGCTGTTTTGTGCTGCATTTTGAGGCAAAAACAGCGGGTTTGCCCTCTTTTTGGTCCTGTTTTTACCTCCCGGCAGGACTTTTTGGTCCCTTTTGGGGGTAAAATGGGGGTGCGGGGAGGCAGGCACGAGCCTGGACGCAAAACCCCCATTGCCCAACCAACCAAGGAACCACCATGCAAACGCTGACACAGGCCCAAGTCTTCGCAGCATCGTTGATCAGCCTCGCCGCCAGAGCGCTGTCCAAGCTGCCGACCAAGTTTCTGCGAACCGTCAAGTTCAAGGACGGCCGCATCACGAAGGTCCGCTTTGTGCAAGACCACAAGGGCGTCATCACGGTCAAGACCCGCGGTCTGCCACCGATCGTCATCGCGCCGCGCCCGGCCAGCCCCGACGGCACGGCTCGCTTCGCCGCCAAGGTTGGCACCTTCCGCTTCTTCGGTCTGGATGCGCGCTCGGTCTACCGCCAGGCCGTTGCCTGCGCTTGGAACTAAGGAGTCGATCATGAAGCTGCAACCTAAACCCTGGAACGTCGGCCCGAAGGCTGGCACCCGCACCTACCGTCAGATGGAGAAGGCTTACGGGCTCACGAACTCGCGTATCGACATCAAGCGCCGCATCGGCAAGAAGGTGCAGAAGGCCGTGATGCGCGGCGAGGAGGACTTTCAAGGACGGCGTCAACGCGCCGTCGCCCGCGAGCTCTTCCTGTGGATGGCGCGGGAAGCCGAAGACAAGATCTATGGAGGGCCTTGAATCATGTCCAAGTACAAGAAGGCCGATCGCGAGCCGACCAAGGTCAGCCTCGTCCTCCAGGCCCTCGTCGCCGCCGACGACTTCATCACTGCAGGGCAGCTGATCACGCGTCTGGGTGGCAAGGTCAACGCCAACCAAGTCGGGGCCAGCCTCCACCATCTGAGGAACCGCCATGCGGTGGATTGCATGGCCAGCGACGGCAAGCTCTGGTGGTACTCGACCCCAGACCTCGATGATCGTTTGCGAATCGTTGAGGAGAAGGTGGTCGAGACCGAGCCCCGCCGCCGTCGTGGGACCGCCGTGGTCCCGATCGGTGCCAAGCGCACGAAGTACACCAAGCCGCGGACCAGCTCCCTCGCCGCCGAACTGCGCGAGGCCAACGAAATCGCGGATCGCATCCGCAACAAAGGAGCCCAGTGATGGCCAAGTACGCGACGTCTCACATCGAACCCAAGCATGTCCTCTGGTTCGTGACCGGGGCAGTGATCGAGCACTGCAACCGACTCGGTGTCAGCCCCCGTCCAATGGATCGGACTGCATACGAGGGCTATATCAACGAGACCCTCGACGTGGTCTGGGGTTACTTGCGAGGATCCAGGACGCTGGATGGCCGATGCAGCGACATGCAGTGCGATCTGGCCATGGAAGCCCGCAAGCTGTTCAAGCCGACCCACGACATCTGACCCCTCTGTCCCGTTCCACAACTTGTGTCCCGTTCTACCAGTCAACCAACCAACGAGTCAACCATGAACAGTATCCAAACCGCCCTCGCCACCACGACCAGGAAGCTTCACTTCCAGTCGGCGACCAACAGCTATCGCTACTGGTTCCAGCCGGCGCACGGCATCAAGCACAGCGTCCTCAAGATTCAGGCACGAGCCAAGGATATGGCGGCCTTCCGTGCTTCGAGGGCCGGCGCCGCTGCCGAGCGCCAGGCCGACGTCCTGCACATCGGTGGTGGATGGTACGAGGTCACGTCACGGGATCTCCAACTGTGGACCACCCGCTTCGGGTCCCAGACCGATGGTACGCTGATCTGGCTCAAGCAATGGAACCTCCGCCACTTGGCTGGCACCAACGCGAACCCGGGCCTCGACGTCGTGATCAAGCACGTCCGTCGCATCCAAGGCGTGGACCAGCGCAATCCGGCTGCCCCGGCCCCGGTCTGGACCTCTACCCCCGAGGAGATCCGCAACATGGAGCGCCTCAACTCGAAGATCCAGGCTCTGGCCTCGAAGTTCGGCCGCGCCTGAGCCGTCCCGTCCCAATCAACCAACGAAAGAACCAACATGAAGAAACCCATCAGCCTTGCCATCGGTACCGAGGTGGCGCTCACGAATCGTGCGTCCCCAACTTGGGCATCGTGGATCGACAACGGTGACGCCCTGATCGTGACCGGCGTCAGCACCGGCACCGGCTGCCTCGAGTACAGCGTCAACGGCTGTTCCTGGTTCAACCACAGTCACTTGAAGTGGATCGCCGACCCGACCACGAGGGTGGTGAACTACGCCCTCAGGATCCGCGAGGATGACGATGA